ATGAAAATCGATCTTAATCTTTTACCCATTTTTATCGCGGTAGCAGAAGAGAGTAATTTTAGTAAAGCCGCCGCACGACTGGGCGTTACCCGTTCAGCGGTCAGTCAGGGAATAAGACGTCTTGAAGATGCATTCGGGACAATGCTTGTAATGCGGACCACGCGCTCAGTTAATTTGACGGAAGCGGGAGAACGGCTGCATAAATCGTTGTCATTACCTTTATCCGGTATTGAGGCAGCGTTCGAAGAGATGGTCTCTGACCATGTACCACGTGGACATCTCAGAATCGCGGTGACGTCGATAGCAGAAGAATTTCTTTCAGGTCCGCTAATCGCTTCGTTTGCAGCTGCCAATCCAGCCGTTACGCTTGATATTGTTGTCACGGATGAGGAATTCGATATCGTTGCCGCAGGTTACGATGCTGGCGTAAGGCTCGGAGAGGTCATTGAAAAAGACATGATTGCTGTTCCCCTTACCGGCAGGCAGCGTGAAATGGTCGTTGCCTCTCCCTCCTATCTCGCAGCCAACAGCACACCTGTTCATCCGCGTGAACTTGTGAATCATAAGTGTATCGGCTGGCGTCAGTCCCCGGAGGTTGCGCCTTATCGCTGGCCATTTGAAGAAAACGGGAGAGCTTTCGACCTTGCGATTGAACCGCAGATTACGACTAATGATCTGCGTCTGATGTTGCGGCTGGCTCTTGCCGGTGGAGGAATAACAATTGCCACTCAGGAAACTTTCAGGCCGTATATTGAAAGCGGTAAGCTTGTATCTCTGCTTGATGACTTTCTTCCACAATTTCCGGGCTTCTATCTGTATTTCCCACAGCGTCGCAATATTGCACCAAAGCTCCGCGCCCTGATTGACCACGTCAAGGAATGGCGGCAGCAATTGGCTTAAATGTCTGCACCTACATTGCCTGATGTCAGAACAGTATTTTGATTAATTGCCAGGGTTACAATGGCACAAATACGGCACAGGAGGAAACGTGGTGTATTTAAATATGGGGTAACTACTTGATTTAAATGGTGCGATAATAGGAACAGAACATACTCCGCAATCAATTGATTTATAATACATTTAATTCATTCCATTTAACTTGATACCCCCAAAGATACCCCCATTTAAATTTCCTATCCCGACGGAGAACGATGCTCAATAATTATGAGTTAGTTCTTACGACCCCATAAAAGTTAAAAAATCATGATATTAAACAAAACATCTTTAACAAGTATTCATCACTTATACAACATTATTTATTAATCATCACATTTGAAACAAAACATCAGAAATTATTTTTATTCATGAAACTCCTTCCAAGTATTAATATATTCTTTAACTGCTTCATTATCCGAAAATCCTTTTCCACCATCAATAATATATTTTACGTTTTTCCAGTCCATATACACAGACACAATAGCAACTAAATTTACCAGTTTAACTGGTAACATATTCATAAAAATATCTAAGTAGTAATCTTGATGTTCTTCAGGGCATTTATCCTTAACAACCTTAAAAACAACATATACACATCGCACCATGGAAAATATTGCCATAGATGAATCCTCATCAATTTTATTTATGTAATTTTTAACATCCTCAATTTCGCAAGCTCCTTTTTCATCTATTTGTTTCTCAATAAAAGCCCATATTGCCTCTTCCAATTCACTAACAGCAGCAGATGAGCGGTATTCTTTTCCGTTAATGTTAATAGTAAAACAACTAAACTCCTCTCTTTCTGAAGAGATAAGGTTATAAAAACCGTCTTCAAACCGTTTTAGAAGAACGTCTTTCTCTTGTCTTCTTTCGTCTTTAATTAGTTGCTCGTTTGCTTCTCGTTGAAGTTTCAAGGAATTAATGAGCATAACAATTGTAATGAAGGTCAAGATAGGATTAAGCACACCTCCTACAAAATCCCCGAAAGTGCCCCAATCACCTTTATCATTGGAAAAACCCATCCATTTGCTAGCATTAAAGATATCTAACGGGCTATCCCAATGATTGAAATGAGAAAAGTAAAAATACCATACAATAGCTATTAATATAAGTGAAATAACTTTGATTGAGGGCATCTTCATTTACAATATTTCTCTAATTATATAAGCCTTGAGCTCTCCAATATGATCGCGCAACTCATAAGCAGAAATGGTTATAGGTATAAAAGCGTCTTTACCACCTCTGTTATTCCTATCAAGATTCCTTGAAAACTTATTTTTCTGAGACTGCAATACATGTTCCCAATTAAGATGGTGTCTAAAGGCAATTGAATCTGACTGTCTATCTAATAACAATCGACCAGTTCCTGTTAACATATTAAACCTAGTTATAATAACATTTTCTTCTACTGGTTGAGCAGATTCATGCTCTACATTGATATTGAAGAGCGTCTGCGTATCCATTTTAGCAACAACTAATTTTTTAGTTGGTGTTCTTCTTCTCAGAAGTACATTATATTTTTGCTTCTCAACTGTTTTATGTAAATTCTGTATAGGTTCCTGAATTCTTATCAAAAGTTGTTTTTCAAGCGGTTTAAGACGCTCTACTAAGTCGATTGCTTTCTGGCTCTTAAGATGGTGAGCTATTCCCATTCCTTTAGAGATGTAATATGACATAACATCAAAAAAAACACCCCTGCCAATTTCATTAAATCTTTTTATCTTTTCAGGATCATCAATTCTAAGTTCAAAATTTTGTCCAAACGATCCATCAAATGTATGTTTGAACATATTCCTAAGCCCATGTATAGAGGTTGATTTTTTGGGGACTGAATCATCTAAAATAGTGCTTGTTGTAATTTGGGTGATGTCAGAAGCTCCAGCAAAAACCTTTATGCCGGAATTCATTTCTAATTCTTCAAAATCGTTCTGCCCATGTCCAACCACAACATCCATATCTAAGTTTATCATCTGTTACTCTTTCAGAATTATCGTACATTAATTAAACAGCATGCTATTTCCTTATATTATGTAGAAAACTTGAGTAGACGGCTATAGACAAATTCATACAATTCTGACTTTGTCTCAAAAACTTGAGTTATAACACTTCCAACGTATGTAACGCACTGAAGCAACTGTTACTTAGAGCGCGTGTAGCCAAAAATCCCCGCTGGCGGTGCTGGTGGGTGGCAAGTTTTGACAGATGCATCCAACGATCTGCACATAAAGTTTTCTAAAGCGGCGCGGTTGACACACTTGACACTTTTTCGCGAAAAACCTTATCAAACCTTAGCATTTCTAAGCATAGCAACTTGACACTTTTCGCGATTTTTTCGGCTTTTTGACGTGGTAAATCTGGCACAAACCCAGTAATGGCGGGGCTTACAGCGAGGTTGACACTTTTTCGCGTTCAGAGTGTAAAGTGTCAACCTGGCAAGCTGCTCAACTTGACACTTTTTGATGTCATTGATGGTCTGATTTTTCCCATTCAGCCAGGGCGTTTAGTCCGGCTTCGCTCCAGTTATCCAGCTCGTCAGGACAAGCATCAGCCACATAACAGACCTCACGTCGCAGCGTACCAATCACCAGTTCGGCATTCTGCCTGAGATCATATTGCTCGAAATAAAACTCAGCATCGCCGTCATCCATCCAAATCCCGCCATCATCAAGAAATTGCACTTCCCAGTCTAATTCCCCGGCTGCATCCAGCACACGTTGCTGTATGTCGTCGTCCGTTACTGGCGCAGGGATTATACCGTCTCTGGCCTTAACTGCTTTCCAGAACTCGCCCCACGTCATTTCCAGCGTTCTTTCTGGCCACATTTCAGAAACGGTGTCTTTCCCCTGTGCCGGTGGGCTGTTCCGCTGCTCTGTCGCCTCCACATCAATTTTTTTGCCAGACATGATCACTTCGCCTTTCTCGATCCAGTCGTAAACTGTCTGGCGGCTTACGCCTTTGTATTTGGCGTATTCGGCTTTACTCATCAACATGTAGCTCACCTCATGCATATACGATAAAAAATAATTTAATGCGAAAAGGGAATGCGTTGTGGGTATGGAGGAAAGGGGCAATAACCGCCCCTTACTGATTCAGTTGCGCCAGGATGGCTGGCTAAGCGTGGTTTTCATTACATCATTGACGACCTGCTTTACGATTTCTGTGTTGGCAGTCGTGCTTTCAACATCAACAAAGCCATAATCGCCAATTTCCACCGTCAGGGATTCCAGTTTCTTCCCCAGTGCATCAGGCAACTCTCCACTGAACCGGTGCCGAAGATTTTCCACCAGCAAAGCCCTGAATGCCTCGCTGTTCTCTTTTTTCTGCCATAGCTGGCGTTTATCCACTCTGATATTTAATTTCACAGCCTCACCTCTTTAAGTGCCTTATCCATCAGTTGCCGGGCAATAACATAAATCGACGGTGCCACACCAAGCACAGATTTCTGACGCTTTTCGGCCTGGATACGTTGCAGGGCTTCGATCTGCCCCCGGGAAAGTAAAACTGGCTTTACTCCGTGATTTTTCATGATGATCCCTTCTGAATGACAATAATTGCAATTATTGCACAAATTGAAATAATACCATCGATAATTGCAATAAATGAAACAAAAAGCATCAATAAACCAACCTTCGGCACTAAATGCTCTGATTTTTCTGCAAAGGTATGGCAGATGTTGCTGCATGCAAACATAAAGGAAATAGCAGAAGAAACAGCGGGGAGTGAAAAGGGGAAGTTTTTATAAATACACGATTGTCGCCTCACTGCAGGTTAACAGCCACAAACCCCATGATAATAACTTGTTAATTATTTCATCAGATTTTTCATTATTTGCGCGATTGAGTACACAAGCAAAAACTCGGCAGCCGCAAGAGTATAAAAAACATAGATTCGCTTAGCCCACCGACGATGAAAGAACTCCTCAGCATGGCCGAATGTTCGAGATACAAGCCATGCACCTACTGCACACAGAGCAGGTGCAATGAGCACAGTTATAAACCAGATTGTGATGCCCATCCCATGCCTACTGATAATAGCCATTGGTATTGCAAAAATGAATGTTAGAGCAGCATTAGCTAATAGAATATCTTTTAAAGTATTTTCAATTAGTTTTTCTAGATTATCTTTCATCTAATCCCCCCCGTTGAACATTAATATATAAAAGCCCCTTACTAAGGGGCTTTGCACGGATTGTTTAAAGGGAACTTTTTTTCGCCCCTTCAATTTCTTCCTGACAAATTTCGTCATTTGTAAATGAGTACTGCAGATAGACATATCCCTGAGTGGAATTGTTCGCTCTGGCCTCAATAGAGATAGTATCGATATTGTTTTTTAATGGTATTTCTTTTGTTCCCTTCCATGTGGCAGATAAGAAGCGTTCTTTTTTGTTTAGCCCCCTCATCCAGTCCTGAGGATCTTTCCAAATTGAACCAGCCAGCAAAAAGTCTGTAGTATCAGCCTTTCCATACAGAGAACTTAAAGAATTACTCAATTCTTCAAACTTGGATTTAAGAGCCAATCCATAGCTATCAGTATCAATATTTTTTCCTAAAGCCCGTATTTGACATAAACCAGCTTTCGGGGAGATCAACAAACCATACATTTCAAAATCTGCGTTTTGCTTCGGTAATTTATCAGAAGTATACAGATTCACACTGTCTGGTAGTGGCTTGAGCTTAGCACCGATCATATCTTCGATGTTTTTCTGTGTAAGACCGGCTTCTAAGCCAAACGGACCATCCGCTGGCGGGAGTAAAGGAAGTTGCCCTTGGGAATTTTTGGCTGTTACTTCCGTTTCAGTACTGTTTTTTGCGTCATTATCTTGTACTGATGCCAGCTTAACTTCAGCGAGGCCATACTTGGCTGTGAGGTACTTTTGCTGCAACATTGCCATGGTCTGCTCTTCAGTGGCAACAGTAGATAATTTTAGTACCTTTATCAGACCACCACTATACTGACGAGCATCAGCTTTGGCTTCGTTGATTTTTGCATCTAAGCTGTCAATTTCAGTTTTAATTGAAGCCGCAAGCTCAGGATCAGGTTTTACTCCAGATACAACAACATCAATTTTGGCACCTGATTCAATAGCATTAATACGCTGTTCCAAAAGCGCTTTATTAGTTCCTAATATTTCCAGTCTTGCTGTTGTCAGATTTTTTATCAACCCACCAGAAAACTGCTGGTCAACTTCCTTAGCTGCTGATATTTCACCTTCCGTTTGCGACAGTTCAGCTTTAAGAGCCGCTACTTCCTGTTTCTGTTCTGGAGTTAACTCTTCTGGCCCACATCCGGTTAACATTACTATACCGACTAATGTTGCAATTAAAGTTTTATTCATATCCCTATTCCAAATGAAAATATTCAGATTAATCTTATCAGGAACCCAGATGCAATTGAATATTCATCTGCTCAGCAACGTAGTAGATTTCCTCAGAAAGCATCAACAAAAAACCAAGAGAATCCCATCCTCTGTTACTGACTACAATTGTTCTTTTTTTGGTATTTCCTGAATGCCTCACCATTGGGCTGATGTAATCCCATCCCGGCATGTGCCCGGCTGATGGTTTCGCGCATCTCCCCCGAAATTATCCTGCCTTGCTGGTGGGCGTGCTGCCTTGTGGATACATTCCGCGCGACGTTTTGCCGCCTGTTCCCGTGCCTTGTCATCATTCGCCAGCATGATGACCTCAGCCCACCGCGCCGCCGCTCTCCGGTACAGACCACGCGCTTCCAGTGCTTCCGCTTTGCTGTCGTGAATCATGCGCCTATTGTCTCCTTTGCTGCCCGGCGCTGGCGTTTGCGCTTCTCATTCAGCGCCACCAGCCGCGTTTCTGCGTCCTGTTGTTCCTGTGGTGTCACCTCGCCGCACGGCTGGCCTTTCAGGTCGTAGCGTACCCCACCAGCCATTAAGGCGCGGTAATAGTGCGGACACTGCGCATAAGATGCCAGCGTCGCACGCAATGCCCCTGGCCCGAATGCCAGCCCCCTGACGGCGAGATCCTGCATCAGGTCGTCGAATATCCCCACCTTAAGCGGCTTCGGTGCTTCCCGGCTGAATAAGTCAGGCCACAACTCAGTGAGGCGGTTAACGCGCCTGCGGTTTTTGCGCTGGCGTTTGGTCATATGCCGCCACGGTGTCGCCCCTGTGGGCTTTTGCTGCGCTTTCTGGTTACCGGGCATCACTTTATGCGCCGATGTGGTTTTATCCTGCTCCTGCGCCGCCTGCGTCGTTTTCTGCGGCGTGCCGTAAATGCCTTTCGGTTTTCTGTTAATGGTCAGCTTAGTCATGCTTTGCCCCATCGTTACAACTGTCTACCAACTGTCTACCGATATAATTGTTTGATTTATTTAATGTTATTAATACATAACAAAAAAACAATCTGCAAACTGTCTACCAACTCTCTACAGTATTAATACATTGATAATTAATGACTTTTACTAAATGGTAGACAGTGTAGATAGTTAAAAGAAAAATTTTAAAAATGAACCCATAACTATCTATTTTTAGATACCCCCGTGGTTTAGAAATATAAAATAAACTGTCCACCTCTCTGCCACATTAAAAATACCTATATAATTCAAAACATTAATTAGTAGATGGTTGGTAGAGGGTTAAGTGTATCTGTCTACCAACCGTCTACTTTTAAGTTTCAACTTATAAATTTCGTATCATGTTCTGTCGTTAATGCCTGCCGTTGCTGGTAACCATCCATCAGCATCTTTATCTAACAGAACATTTGTGATCGTTCGCCCTTTATCTGGACCTTTAGTGCATTTAGCCCGCTTGTACTCCTTTCCGTACTCAGCCATTGCCCCTGGCATATCTGTACCAAAGCGTGTCAGTGATACCGGTTTTCCCAGACCATGCGCAGACATATAAGCCAAATAAGCATGATACAGATATCGCCTCGGACTAAATGGCACTATTTCTGCATTACCTACTATCATTCCCTCACATTTAACCAACGACATCAGATAACCGCAGAAGTCCACCAGCGAATCACCTTCACGCTTTATCAACAGTGCTTCTTCTGATTTTTGCTGCTCATAAAGTAGTCTTTTCGCTTCGTCCTGGTCGGCAAATCGTGTAAGCAAATGGCGAATCACTACTGCCAGTTCCCCTTCTATCTTTTTCGCCAGCATCGGATCGCGTTCGTTCTCTGGTACAACCTCAGAGAAATTAAATATTACTCGTCGACGCGAGATCCCCCCACTACGGTCGCTGAATGACATGGCATAATTGTTTACTGCCAGCACTACCGCAGGAACGCGCGTGGAATAGGGCGCTTTGTGTTTCGGATCGATAGCCACCTTGTCACCGCCTGTAATGGCCTTAATCCCAGCACCATCACCTGAGTAGCGGGTCATGTCAGGCATGATAATCAGAGAATATCCCACCACTAACGCTCGTTCCCTCGCGTCTTCCAGCGCCTTCATGCTCGCCGATACTGTATTGGCCTTACCCGCCAGCATGGTACAAATCTCCGCCATCACACTTTTACCGCTTCCGCCCGGCCCCGTTACCTCAAGGAATAACTGCCAGTCGTACCGGTTCGCCAGTACCATGAATAATGCCGCCAGTACGCGATCCGCTTTACGAGCATTATCCGCCACCGAACGACGCAACCACTTCCAGAAATTCGGCGCATGTGTTGCCAGCGTTTCCCCCTCTTCTGGCGGGCTGAACGGTAATTCACTGGCATTTAACAACCAGTCATTTTTGTTGTGTTCCCGAAAATTTCCTGTCCTGATATCAAAAACACCGTTACTGAACCCAATAAGATTTCTGTCCGCTCCCCCATAACAGGTAGACTCAATTTCATTGTCTCTACGGCAAATTTAATGGCGTTTTGCGAATAACTAATTTCGGCATCAATAAAAATCTTCGCCATAGACCGCTGGAGTTCCTTATCAGATACAGGCTCCCAAACAATTCCGTTGTAATGGTGAACTACATCAGAATCATCATTTATCGCCAGTGCTCCTCCATAATGTTCAAGTAACACTTCCCCTCTCTGGCTGGCTCCCATCTGATTTAATGCAGGCTTGGGTAGACCACTATTTTTTGTAGCTAATTTCATCACTGAAACTTCCCCGTGCTCAGCCTGTTCGCGGATCCGTTGCAGGTAGTCGCGCCAGTTCTCCGGTTCCTGGTCGGTGATACCTTTGTATAATTTCGCCTCCTGTACGCCAGCCAGCGCCAGCTTTTCAGCGATAGTATTGATCTGGATTGGCTCTATCTCCCCCGCGATATAGACACGCGCAAAACGGCGTTTCTCGTCAATAATGCGGATATTCGCCAGGTCTGCCAGTTGCTTTGGTCCCAGGTAAACAGGAGGCACGTTATCGCCGTGTTTTCGTCCTTCACTTTCAATCCAGTGTTGAGCATGGGCGTAAGCATCCATCCCGGCAAAAATGATTACCTCAGTGAATTTATCCTTCGGCTGATATTTTAGACTCGGTGCGTTTTTCACTTCTTACCTCCCGCAACCAACATTGCCCGGATTTTTTTAATATTCGTGGCTGCACGTCTCGCCACTGCCTGTTGTTTGTTTTCCACCACAATAAAATCACGATCAAACTGACGGCGCGGCATTACGCAGTCATATTCGTAAGCCTCACGGCGGTAGGTGATATTGCCTGGCGTAACGTGACGAATAACCACCCGTCCCCCGCGTCTGGTGTCCCGGAAAATATCACCGGGGCGGATTTCAGGCCGAGAGAGGCCGCTGGCAGTAAAGCCAGAATTTTTCTTTTTCATGGTTTTATTTTCCTGTCAGCAGTTCCGGTTTTATTTCCGCACGAATACAAAGTTCAGAAAAAAATTCAGGAGAACCAACAATCTCATTACTTTTCAGTCGGCATTGTGATTTCACTTTCCCTTTATCCAGGTAAACCAGTACGCGTCCGGTGAAATCATCTGGCACATTAAGCACTACGGGTACATGCGCTTCATGATTATGCATGGCTTACATCCTCCGTGAATTTTCTTCTGTAACGCGTCTCTGCCACATATTCCGCATAGTCCGACGCAATACTAAGAATCATTTCACCCTCTGACTTGTAGCCACTGGTATTGATAAGAAAATATGCAGCTTTCATCATGTCAGCAACGCTCAACAATGCGCCCGCTGCATCTTCCGGTGCGCCATCAAATTCCCGTTTCAGGGAATTAAAACGATCATCACGCATGTTTACCCCCCTGAATGACCTGATAACCGCAACTGGTCAGCAACTCGATAAATTCCGGCAGTGTGCCGAAACAGCAATCATCACGCAGCCGTTCGCGGGATACTTCAACGCCGTTTTCGTAGTGACTCACCATACGCCCGGTAAAATGCAGATCATCATCGTGATGGCTCGTTGACGGCTTAATCAGTCGCGCACGTTCCGCCAGTTCCAGCAATGCTTCAACGCTTCCGGCAATTGCACCATCCGGCAGGTGGTAATTACGCACTATGCGCCCGTTCTCCACATTGACCAGCAACTGCCCGGTAAATTTCTCGTCAAACTGAATGCTGTTAAGGTCAGAAATTGACAGGTTATGCATGGTGCACCTCCTGCACATCAGCCATGATAATTTTTCCGGCCTTATCCAGTGCCTGATCGGCTTTTAGCTGCACAAATGCTAAATAATGGGAGATGCATTCTGATTCTCTGGCTGCGTGTTTATGCGCCACACCAGCGATAGCAGAAATCTCAATAAGTGAATCCATCAGCGTTTTGATAGCGTCTACCGCTGCATCAGGCCATGTTGCATTACACATGTTCCACCTCCTGGCGAATACGGGCGGCGAATACCATCACGCAGCCATCAGGAGATTGCTGGCGTGCTTCCTGTTCGCTGGTGGCCTCGATGTGAATTACGCGCGGTTGTGCCGTGCTCAGGGCGATAAAACGCCAGATGTATTTATTCAGGTTGTGCGAGTCCCGCCCTTGCGGGTGTGTGGTATGATTTCTCATAGCTACCTCGATACTCTTGCTATCGTTGGTGGTTAGACGCCCTGCATGTGTGCCACCACTGCGGGGCGTTGTCGTTTCTGCACCTTGCATCAACAAGGTGTTGAACACCAATTTAAGCCCAGGTGTTAAACACGTCAAGTGTTGAACACTTATTTTTTTTCCTGCATACTGCATTTGTTTTTTGTAAGGGGTACACAACATGGCGACAAAAGCAGTAAACGCAAAATCACAAACAGTTGCGGCAAGGGTTCCGCATGAAGTTATGAACAATGTTGAGGCGGTAAAAATGCCTGGTGAAAGTACAGGGCAGTTTGTAACAGCAGCATTAAAGCGAGAAGTTGAATACCGCCAGCGCCGCAAGGCCAAAGAACAGGAGTAACCATCACCAGCGCCGTGGTGTGAGGAACTACGGTGCATCGTTTTACAGGGCTGCGCCATGACCAACAAAGAATCAACCAATACACCATCACCGGCACGGAAAAGACAGCGCAGAAAGATAGCGTACGAGCATGAGTCAAACAGATTCGCGCCCTGTGCGTTTATCCTTGAGAAATTCCTTAAAGAGTACAGGCGCACAAAAATGGGGTCGCATACCTGTAAAACATCGCGGCATGGCAATGTTAAAGAGCAGGAATAGCCCACCAGCAAGCCAGCATATTCACCATAATGACCCTCAGTTAAACATAGAGTCATTGGTGCAAAGCTGACACATTGCCCACCAGCCGCAAATCTGGCATTGTTGGCGATGCGTTCAAGTATGTAGCTTTCCCACTGGCGGCCCTCTGCGGTCGCCTTTGTTTTATCCCGAACGAAATCAGACATCAGATTGATCAGCACCTGGCGACCTGACAAAATCGCATCAGTCGCGCCACCAGCAAAATTTTTTGCTTTCCGGACAGTGTGACCAACGACATTTTGCAGCAAAATATTCTGCATTTCTGGCGTGCTGTAGTAACGGTGATCAGCGCCTTCACTCTGTGCGACCACAACGCTATAATCTGCCTCGTAGACAGTAAGCAATATGGCGCAGTAGGCTATTCGTTCACAAAGGCGCTCCGGCAACGGGGCGCTTTCTCTTTTTGTAACGGTCAGAGCGTTACACATGGCTGTTTTCCTCCATGCGACGGGCTAACCAACGCTGCGAAAGACGAATTAATTCAGCCTTCCGCTGGTGGTAGTCCTGGCCTAACTCAATCAGCGTGATATTGCTCTGCTCAAGGTAAGAAAGGTGCTCAAGCTGCAACGTGCTCATGTGGTCGCGTGGTTCGCCTGTAATGCCGTTCGCCAGTGCCCACTGTTTTGCAGTCATGCCACCCAGCACGATACGCGCCAGCATGTTCGCTTCCGTGGTGTAGTGGTGCTGGAGTGTGTTTTTACCCAGTTCAGCCCGGTACGCCTCCAGCGCGGCACACATTGGCTTAAAGTAGCTGGCAACTGTGATACGGGCTTTCAGTTCCCGGCGTAACGCTGCGGAACGAACAGGCGCAACCTTGTGTAGCTCCTCCTCGCATTTGATAAAGTACTGGCGAACGGCGCGGCCCTGTTCGGTACGTTCGACCATCGCCAGTTCTTTCGCCATGTTCACGGTGATGATGTACTCAAGAGCTGTTTGCTGGCGAGATTTTGCGCTCACCGGATCGGGTCGGCTCAAATATTCAACAACCTCATAATCCACGCCTTCCGTGAAGCCGTATTCTTCAATGCGCCCCTTGATCCACGAACGGAAAACGCGCCCTACACCTAACGCCTTATGTAACGCTCTGGCACTAACAATATTGGTTTCACTCCCGCCAATAACGCCGGAAATAATCGGGATAATTTCGCCGAGATTTTGCAGATTCTGGTTTTCAGGCCGAACGAAGCCCCGCCCCTGTACGGGCATTTTTGGAAATTTCATAAAAACTCCTGCTATCGAATTAAGTTACTTTTATTTGCTGGTGGATAGCTGGGGGCAATAGCCCCGTAGCCATTTAATCAGGTAGCTGTTCCGCGTGATTCCGCAATACGCTGATTAATCCACTCGTCAATTTCACTCTCAACGAAAGCAATAGCTCGCGAGCCAATTTTAACTGATGCAGGAAATTTACCTTGCCCCATAAGGCGATAAATCCATGCCTTGCTATATCCAGTTCTACGCTGAACTTCTGTTAAACGAATAAGCGTATTTGACATATATTTACCTCATAACGTCTACTCAATTTGACGAGGTAATCATGGCACAGAAATAACGAATATTTTCATACCCTCAGGCCTAATGGTTACCGGAAGGAAATCTACCCTAAGGGTGATGGTAATCGGGAGGAAATCTACCCTAAGGGTGATGGTAAAATTGACGGGGAAGATAAAAAAATACCCTCAGGGTAACAGTAAATCACCCTCAGGGTATGCGGTATGGTGCGTTAATCCGGCTTTGCGTTCTTTTGGCTGTTGTCTCGGTTAATAGGGCAGGCAGTCCTCTCTATGAGCGTTGCAAGTGCATTACTTGCCCCCCACTGCTTAAGCTCCCTGGTTATCGCTTCTTGATTTCCCCTGGTGGCAAAATCATTTTCTGGATCGTAATTGGCCCACTCTCTGTTTCTAATCTCAATAGCCTTAGCTAATGGGTCTTTATCCCAGTATTTATATAAGTGTATCGGGCGCTCTTGCTCTAACTGCTCTATCCTTGCCCTTAACTCTGCGTTTTCTTTTTCCAGCATTGCGATTTGGGATAATAAATCATCCTCTGTACGCAACTCTTTCTTTTCAATATCGCGTCCTTGTGCCTCGTCATTTTCAGAAGAGTTAGCGCCTTCCAGCTTCGTTAACGCGTCAAGGACATCGGGAAAAATTGCGAAAATTTCACCCCTTATAAATCCAATGTTCTCAAATTCGGGATCTTCCCAATAACCGGACACCAGAAAACCATTTTCATCCCTCTCACCAGGTAAACAACCACGTTTCCGAACCGCATTCAGATTTCTATAAAGAACATCATTATCAAATTCATCCCGATACGGGTTACAAAAAGATTCCAACAGCTTAAATTCATTTACTGTGTACAGGCGGATATGTTCTCCGCTTATTCTCCTGAGTATCCAAGTTATGACATCTGAAACATCATAATCATCACCAGCGACCTTAAGCACGACCTCAAGAAATTCACGTAAAGAAATAAAATCTTTTTTGTATTCGTTTAATTCGGCATGAATATCAATCATACGCACACCTCAGCGTCCTCTACTGTAGTGGCTGTACCAGTCCGTCGAGGTGTACGGATTTTCGGGAGCGACCCTAGACACAGCCTTTTCTTTCGTCGCTCAAAGTCTACTACTGTATACTCAACCAGTCACCCGCATTTTCCGAACTCACCATGCACCACATTTCCGCCATGCTCGAGCGAATCCATATAATCAGCGTACCACTGAAGCATTTCCCGCCGCCCATCCAGATATTGCGCATGGTTGTATGTGCCACGAATTGAGTTTTTATCGACGTGCGCAAGCTGTGTCTCTATCCACGCGGTGTTATAGCCCTGCTCATGCAAAATGGTGCTCATAGTGTGCCGGAAGCCATGACCAGTAACCTTTCCGTTATAGCCGATGCGTTTAAATACTTGGTTTATGCTAGCCTCGCTCATTGTTTTCCTTGGATCATTACGGCCGGGAAACATAAGCGGATAATTGCCAGTTAGTTCTTTAATCTGCCCAATAAGCGAAAGAGCCTGCTCAGACAAAGGCACTACATGAGGGCGACGCATTTTCATCCGTGAAGCAGGTATCTCCCAGATAGCCTTGTTGAGATCGATTTCATCCCATAATGCACCGCGCAGTTCGCCAGTCCGCAAACCGGTGATAATCAGTAAACGAGCCGCCATAACAACCAATGCACTTCCTGAGTAACTGGACAATGCCTTGAAAAAATCAGGTAATTCTTTGGCTGTGAGGAAAGGATAATGATTAGATTCATGACCTTGCATCGCGCTGGTGAGATCCGGTGCAGGGTTATACTCAGCACGTCCAGTGACAATTGCATAGCGGAAAACTTCCCCACATCGCTGCCTCACTTTTTTGGCTTTTTCGGTAGCACCGCGCCCCTCGATGCGCCGCAGCACATTCAGCAGTTCAAGTGGTTTGATTTCGGCGATTGGTTTTTTGCCAATGTAAGGGAACACATCTTTGTTGAAGGCTTCGAGGATGTCTGAAGCATAACCAGCAGACCATTTTTTTAATTTGCTGCTGTGCCACTCAAGGGCAATATCTTTGAAGGCGTTGTTTAACTGCGTTTCCCGGGCAATCTTTTCCTCTCGTTTCGCTTCCATCGGATCGATACCCCCAGCGATACCCCTTTTAGCTTCTTCACGTTTTGCACGAGCATCAGCCAAGGTAACTTCAGGATACACACCTAGTGCTAACAGCTTCTCTTTACCAGCTACACGATACTTGAAGCGCCAATATTTTCCTCCACTAGGTTTTACCAAGAGATACAGACCACCACCATCAGCCAGCTTGTAAGCCTTCTCTTTTGGCTTGGCAGTGTCTATTTGACGGGCATTGAGTTTCACTTGGGGGTACCTCCACTAAACCGAACAGCAAATACCCCCAAAAGTACCCCCAATTGACTGTAGATTTTGGAGTACTTAAGTAGACGTCAAAAGACTAAAAGGGGCGCTAACATGCGGATTATAAGAGGTTTTTAAATACTTGAGTAGACTTGGGGATACATTAGAATGGTGCCGATAATAGGAGTCGAACCTACGACCTTCGCATTACGAATTATAAGAATCCGCTTCTAATTCAAAGCATTACCCCATCAACACTGCGCTCACACGTCCCACCACATCAAAACATGTAAAGCCTTGCAAGCCATTGCGAGGCCTTATGTGTCTCAGTTTTGTCCCACCTTGTATTACGACTTGCATAGCCAATGAAGATAAACGTGACGACAAACGGCGCAGCAGTCTTCTTTTCCTTCATACTTTCCCCACCCAGCATGCATACCTTCTACCATAACTGTAGTGAATGTCTGTTATGAGCGAAAATCGGAAGTTAGTGTCCTCATAATTTTGATAGAATGTTCGAACTTTTCCTTTCTAAGAAACTTGAGAAGTTATGAAAAAATCACTCGTGCTAGTTATGTTTCTTTTCTCAGCTTGTGTTACTGCGAGTAATGACCTAGATCTATATGATAATCAAGGCAACGCCGTCGTTTATATTTCACTTGATGACGAGTTGACTTTATATAGTTGGGAGGGTGAACCAAGCGCCTACCTTAAACATAACCAGAACAATGAGTTTGATGTTTATGGATTCAATGGGAATCATTTAGGCTGGTTTACTAATGGTATGTTGATTGATCACGATGGCTATGTTGCCTGTGCAGTAAAAGACATGGTTACCACACCTAATTTGCCATCACTTAAATCACTTAAGAGCCTCAAGCCTCTAAAATCGCTAACGGAACTTCCCCCTCTTTTCCCGCTGCTAAAAAATGCCTTTGGTCAGACAAATTGTTCTTTGTTAGTAGCTTCAGGTGTTGCATAAATCCACAACGGATGCATTTCTTGAAAGGGATGCCCCTCCAGAGGATAAAATGCTTACGGTATCCGCTCCTGACACGGAGCGGACCAATCAGGTGGTTGTAAGGTCCGCTATGAGCGAGAAGCAGATATTGGCGTCACAATGAGGCTGAAAGATTTTCAATATTGAAGATAAATTAGTTAAAAGAGTTATTTTAATTTTAATTAAACGCGATAAAAATAACTTATTGAAAGTGAAAAGTTAATGCAAATAGAAAACTATCGAATTTGTTAATTTCTATTTTGCTGGGCAAGGAAACTCGCGCGAGCATTGTTTTTATAATCCCTATAGTCTAAATCACGAAGTTTTCGAATGTGACTAGAAATGATTCTATAGTGCTCATTAAACTCCTGAGCTTTATAGTCACGACGACGCCGTACTGCAAGGTTATTAATTGCAGTACATATAGCACTAAGCAATTTTTTCCTTTCATTTATAGAGAGTAAATTTTCGTAACGAATTAAAAAACCCTCCGTTATATCTGCACTAATTTTAAAATAAGTTGAACTTTGCCAATCATCGCGTGTGGAAGTAAATGGATGGATCCATTGGCCATGTGCAATTTTGTTTCGATAAGTAATGGTTTTTGAGAAATATTCACTGATCCAATCAGATATCTTAATATAAATATTATAAATATTAAAATCGCAATTATCTTCGGTCAAGTCCATATGTAATGGTAACTGAACACTTTTCTTTACAGCAATAGTCAAAGCAGCTTTCCATTTATCTTCCAAACTATTGTTGTTGTAAACAATCGCTCTTTCTGGTTCAGTAAAGGCTCCGTTTTCATATAGCAAAACATGAATTCTTGATTCAATCCATATGCCCATTAGCATCGAATAAAGCCGAGTAAATGTTAACTCTAGAGTTGTATCTTCTGTTTTAGCAATAACGTTGCTTAATTGCTTTCTAGCTTCATCAAGTGCTTTTGCGACAGAGTCAAAATTGCTTTGGTGCCATGTCTTAACTTTAAAAATGTAAGCGTCAGGATCAGAAAGATACAACTCATCCTCTCTACGAGGAGACGAAGAAGGGGGAACTATTAGTGAAGTATCATTCTGAGCCATCTCATATACTCTAACGAGAATCCTGATGCCAAAAAACTCGCTTGAGTTTTTTGGCATCCAGGATTCGAACCTGGACCTCTCTATTGCTAGAGCGTGCACCTTTACACCACTGCCCTACGGATAAGATAACAGGATTATATAAAGGACACAACAACTTAAGCTGGGTGAATTTTAAGCGTTAATATGAGAAGTTGATTAAAAAAGTTCGTACCATTCTATTAACACTGCAGGTTCAATTGTTCAAAAGTAATCTTCTCAACTCTAAAACTTCCTAAACTTCAACCTAAAGTGCCGGAATGTTGACTTATAGAAACGTCCGCTCCTGGCACATAGCAGCCCTAGAGACAGTGGCGTAAAGTCATGGAGAATCGGTGGGAGGATATTCAGTTTCATTCATGCCGAAATACGGTAAAATCTATAACAGATAGAAATCATTCAATATTCGCACTATCAGAAGCTGGCCAGCCGCAGCACTTTCTTGCATACGACGAGCCTGCGGTTTCATTTATCTCCGACCGGAAACTTCTTATACAGTGTCGATACACCAACATCATAGATGATCGCCACCTTCTGGCGAGGAATTCCTGCTGCAATTAATCGTCCGGCCTGCGCCCATTGTTCTGGTGTAAGTTTGGGACGACGTCCACCAATTCGTCCCTGTGCGCGAGCAGCTTCCAGTCCTGCTTTTGTTCGTTCAACAATCAGTTCACGTTCCATTTCAGCCAGGGCACCCATCACATGAAAGAAAAAGCGCCCCATTGGGGTACTGGTATCAATTGAATCCGTCAGACTACGAAAGTTGATGCCTCGTTCGCGCAACTCCTCCACCAGCACGACAAGATGCCGCATACTGCGCCCCAGTCGGTCCAGTTTCCAGACCACCAGCGTATCACCTGCCGATAATGTCCTGAGCAGTTTTTTCAGTCCCGGCCTTTCGGACTTTGTACCGCTTATCTTGTCTTCAAAAATCAGCTCTCATCCTGCACAGTTCAGCGCATTACATTGTAGATCTGTGTTCTGGTCATTTGTTGACACACGTAGATAGCCAATAAGCATGGTAGATCTCCCTGACAAAAGCAGGAATGATGCCATTTGCTCGTTATTTCTGCATTTTCATAAACGTTGGTTTGGGAGAAGCGGCAAAACGGAATGTGGGCAACGGGGAAAACCAAATCCCTGATATGTCTTTCTGGACGGTTACTGGTGGCAATGGAAATTTTGTGATTCGTCAACCTGACGGGCTAATCATTCAGATGGTTACTGTAAGTATAAGCGGCCCAGTGGCGATGAATGGAATGACTGATAATGCTTATGCCATCACAGGTTCTAATAAGTCTTATATTGCCACAGCCACATTACCCTTTGTATTTCCTAATAAGGTGCTGGGCGTTATCCCTCTGGTATCAACAACAGCTTATGGTGGTGTATCCAGTAATATTACAGGTTCATACGCGACTGCGGTTTGTTCTTTTGCCGCTGTCAGGGGGAATAATACGATTGTGTTCAAAGTCGACAAACCACTGAATGCAGCCTTTCCTTCAGATACCAGCGTCTCAGCGTTAATCATTGGACGGTAATAATGAACTCAGTATTCTTTTCACCCGGAAGTAAAAGTTTTTATCTGCAAGAATTGTTTCCAGAATATGAGGATGCGGGAACGCTTCCTGATGATGTTATTGAAATTACCAGAGAAACATATGAGCAATTTCTTGGTCTGCATCCAGAAGGGAAAGAAATTGGCGCTGACAGTTCAGGACGGCCAGTATGGATTAATTCCCCACCACCTTCAAAAGAGGATGAGGTGTTGACGGCTGAAATGAAAAAAATATCTTTGGTTTCAGAAGTCAATACCTACATCAATACCCATCAGTGGCCTGGCAAAGCTGCTATTGGTCGTCTGAAAGGTGACGAGCTGGAACAATATAATTTATGGCTGGATTATCTGGACGCACTGGAACTGGTTGATACTTCCGGTGCGCCAGATATTGAATGGCCTACGCCTCCGGCAGTTCAGGCCAGATGACGTCCGGCGCGGTGCTGGTATCTGTTGCCGTCACCGCGTCAATGTAATCCAGCACAGCGTTAAGTCGGGTGTTTTCTGTCTGCGTCAGCTTCCGCCCGGCCTGCAATTTCAGTTGAATCAGACTAATGGAAGCCATTGCAGTATCAATCAGTGACTGACGCTGTGCTTCTGCCGCGCCTACTGCGGCGCTATGCTGTGCTTCAGTATCGGTCACCCATTTCTCACCATCCCATTCATCGTATGGCGTTAACGGGGCGATAGTGGTTGTATTTTCAGGATAATCACCCGGAACTGCGATTTCTTTGGTATCTCCCGTTTCGGTACTATAGACAACTTCACCGCGATGGTCTGGCACATATTCCCATGAATTTAAATCTACAGAGCGACAGATTGCATAACCAGCTTTATGTGTACCTGGTGCATCCAAACAGGAACATGCCGGGATACCGACGCCGACAGCGAGATATTCAGTTGATGTAGAAATATATTCCCGCGTTTCACCATCATAATTATAAATGATAATGTCTCCCGCTTTTATGGCAATGAGTTCACTATTCAATACGGCTTTATTCATCATGCGGCCCTCACAATATAATTAAAGGCGATGTTACGTGGACGATTTTCATTTGCTGTTGGAACAACATTTGCCGCCGAGAAGTGAACATCTTGTCGGATTTTTCGGTCATTAGCGTATGTCATAGATACATTGATGTTATTCCGGACTGAGGTACCTCCGTAAAAAGCCCCACTCACACTTTGAACATCGACAATTGCATTAATTTCGCTGTTTACGCGCAACTGACCAAAACCGCCAGTAATGTTTCGAATAGCATCTCCTTGCGCTGAAAGCAGAGTTCGCCCACTATCCACACCACGTTCATCATCCCAGCCACGAATGAACTCACCACGTAAATCAGGCAATTTATTTGTCGGGTAAGCCTTTGCCAGTTCCGGGTATTCTTCAGCAGAAAATGCCGCACCGTTGCATTTCAGCCAGCCTGTTGGCGGTGTGGCTGAAGGCCATGGAACAGGCACACCAACAGGTAATGCAGAGCCTTCTCCCAAACCAAGGTTTTCGAGAGCCGTTTTCACCGTGCCATCCGATTTGATATCGCCAAACGGATTCTTGCGGCTTAACAGCAGCGCACGAAGCGCGGTAAGCAACTGGTCGTGCCGCCCCTTCTCCAGGCTGGCACCGGATGCCTCCACCACGCTGCAAAGCTCCTCCTGCAACATGTCAAAGTAGTCATCATCCAGATCGGTGGCAGGTGTGCCGGTCTGGGGGTTACCACGGGTAAAACCGTTCTTACCCGCGCCGAACTTATCCTTCTGCGCGGTTTTCGTGTCTATACGATGCATGGATTACTCCGGATATTTAAAAATTACGTAGGTATGCGACGGGCAGAGTTTGTTAAGCACACATTCGACAACGGTGTCGCCCCAGATACGCAGCGCGGAATCACAGGGATCGCCACATGTCATCCAGGTGGTGTTTGTGGCGGCTGGCATGTTGACCTGCCAGTAATACCGCCATTCCGGCGCATTCACCGCGTCAGTACAGGCCGATGAGCAGGTGAACGTGCTTTTGTCGTATCGCGTGATGGTAGCGTCTGGTCTGCCCAGGGCTGCAAGCTGTGCAAGATAAAAATTCTCGTTGATGCCGCCCGCCAGGTTAACCTTCGCATCCAGCCGTTGCTGACGCTGGCGAAGGGTCTGTGTCCCTGCGGGAATACATTCATCCGGCAGACCGCACAGACGCTCCCAGCGGTTTATCAGTTCAGTGGTGGTGCGCGGATCCAGCTCCCGCATCAGGGCATCCGCACGCTGATGAACGCGGGTTAATGACGGTGCCGCACCGGCAATCGACGGATCGCTGGCTGACCACGCCGGACCGGGGGGCAACAGTGCCGACAACAGACGGATGTAATCATCGTTTGTCACGTCCATGAAATCGTCCCCAGTACCGCCAGTTCATTTTTTGCAATGGAGATATTGTCTGCCGGTGCAAGCAACTGATGGCTGTATTCCCCGTTCGCACCGGAAATCGCCTCACTGATACGCGATACCTTCAGTTCTCCCTGCGGATAACCATCACGCAGCAGGAACGAACGCAACTCCGCGGTGATGGCAGCCCGTATTTCCGGTGTGTCCGGCGTCACGCGGATATGAAAATCCACCGTATGTGCCACCGGCCTGAACACATACAAATCAGAGCCTGCCACCGGGGCCAGTGGCCCGATATGTTGTCTTGCCGCCGTTTCCGTTGATTCTTCCGGAATGGGATTAATCAGGTCACTGCTGGCAATCATCACACCGACAGTTCCCGTTCCCATCCAGTGACGGTATGTCCATGCGCGGGTAATGCCGGGCACTTCTTTAGCCCAGACGACATAGTCCCCGTCAGCCCCGCCCTGAGGCGTCCAGTAATACCGCTCAATGACGCGGGCGCGCCACGTTTCCAGCTCTTCAGTATCAAATCCACCTGTCAGGGTATCTGCCTCGCCGGAAGACGGCAGACCATTCACCGGCGTGACCAGGATTAATGCCGTACCGTCGTCAGCGTTACCGACCGCACCTGCACTTGAGCAGGCGATCGGCACGCGCAGGACACCACCGGAGCTGATTGCATCGTCAGTTGTCGTGTACTGCACCAGGTCATCGCGCTGAATAACACTCCCGGCAGTCACCTTCAGGCCATCGCTGACACCTTCCCAGCGCATATACCCGCTGGCAACCGTGGCTCCCTTGCGCGGACACCGTTTCATCGCAGCATGTCGCGCCAGCCAGGACTCATCGCACAGGTCAGGCAGCATATTCATTGCCAGATAATCGATGTAACCGTAGACCGTATGCAGCGCCGCCGCATACACCTTTGCCCGCACGTCTTCATCCATGCGCCGGAGCGTGTCGCTGACGTCCAGCCTGGCGAATAAATCGTTACGGAGCATACTGATATTTTCTGCCAGCGTCGGGCGCTGAAATTCACTGTCCGCCATGCGTTATCGCACTCCACAGATCATCAAAAGAAATCATTACCGGTTCGTCACGACGCCAGAGGGTGATACTGTTACCCAGCTCATTAATCCCGGTGCGGCGGATATCCAGATCAATGCGGGACACCACGCCGTCATCAATCATCCATTGCAGGCATTCGCGGATATACCCCCTTACCGTCTGCACCAGCTGATTGGTCAGTTTGCTGCGCTGAAGCAGCCACAGTCGGGAGCCGTAACGGTCATTCTGTACCGCAGGCCAGGTATCCCCCCACCATCCCATCGGGACGTCAGCGTTGTCATCAGGCTCCGCCCGCCGCCAGGTAAACAGGGAAATCACCACGGCGCGGGTCAGCGGATCCAGCGGTGCGCTGGCGCAGGTGCGTTTACCGTTCACCGTCAGCCACAGTTCCATCATGCCTCCATCGCTTTATCAGGTTTGTCGGTGTTACTGCCCTGACCGTTCTCTCTGTGACGATGCCCGTTATAGGCAAGCCGCATCGCTGACATGGTGGTGCCGCCGGAGTCGCACAGGTCTTTCACCTGTCCTGTCACTTCCAGGTCCATTTCAAAACGTGCTTCAGGTGCATTGCGAAACGTGATCGTTTTACCTGCACCGTCCACCACGATCCCCTCCCGGGTCAGCGTTACGGACTGCCCCTGATCGTCATAGACAGCCACCTCACCCGTCTGCAGCCCTTTCAGGCGGTAGCGCCGGTCCGACACCGTAACAACCACCGCATGAGAACGGTCGCCATCCGGAAACAACACCACCGCTTCCGCACCGCTGTTTGCCCTTGCGGTAAAACCGTAGGGTTCAAGATGTTCAACCCCGGCTTTGGGTTCACCGGCAATCAGGGACACATCCACGGTCTGACATTTCGTGGCGGCACTGATGCTTTTCACCACTGCCCGCCCAATCAGGCCGAGAAGTTGTCGCTGCATGGCTTCAATCGTCCTCATCAGAACGGATCCTCCTGTACTCTGGCTTTTTTCTTTTTCCGCGCGCCGGGATCTTCGGGTTCAGGCAGATAAGCATCAGGCGGGCCGACACGGATTTCCGTCAGGGTGCCGTTCTGGTCCTGAGTAAACGTGACTTCCGAGACAAGCAGTTCGGTATTGTCGAAACCACAGACCGGATCAAAGACAATCACCCGCTGGTTGGGCTGCCACAGCGTACCGTTACCCTGTCGCCAGCCCTGCACCACATAGGTGGTTTCATCCGTCCGCGCCGCCCGTTGCCGGGCTTCAAAGTCAGCACGCGCAATACAGCCTGCCCCCGTAGCCTGCCCTGTCTGCCTGATATACATCGGACGGTAACGGGCAATAAATGCGTCCTCTGTGCGGGCCCGCAGCGCGGTGGTGGTGACCTCACCGAAATCATCGTCGTTTCCGGCACGCTGCCCCGCCACCTGGTAAACAGAAAACCGCTCCCGGATACTCTTCTCCGTATCGCAGGAAAGGATGTTTTCCCCGAGTACCAGCGCGGTATGTGCCCGCGTTGAGCCAATACCGCCAATCACCAGCCTGCCGTGCGGGTCGTCGTAAGCCAGTGCCTGCTGCTGACCGAGTATTTTGTTGATTACCTCAATCACCGTTTCACCGTGATCAGGCTGGACATCAGGAATAACACCCGACGGCGCACCGCTGTTCACCACCTCAATGCCGAAAGGCGCAGCAAGCGCCTGCGCAATCTGTACCAGCGATCGTCCGTTAAACTGTGTCGGTTCGGCTGCACAGTCAATCAGGTCAGCGGTCAGACTGCGTCCGGCAATACCGGTGCTGACCGAACGGGCATCGTAACGAACGGGCGTCGCCTCCACCCAGCCGGTGATCACCAGCTCATCACCAATCAGCACTTCCACTTTTGAACCGTTTTTAATGCGCGGCTGAAGCGTGGTGATACCCTCATCTCCCGGCCACTGGCGAGTGATCTCCACACTGAAATCCCGCGCCAGCCGTTCAATACCGGCACCGATGCGCACCGATGTCCAGCCATTCCACTCCCGGCCATTTACCCGTAGCGTGACATTGTCGTTCATTGCACTGGCACCTTCAGAGGGATCACCGGCACAAAGCCGGGATGCGTAATGGCATTACGCCGGATAATGTCCGCGTCACGCGCCGCGTTATCAAACCAGGTCGCCGCCAGCACCAGCGCGGGTAAAACCTCATCCGGTGTGCGCTGAATGATCCGTGCAGACTGTTCAAGGCGCGTGTTGATATCCGCATTCAGATCTGCTTTCACCCGGCGCAGCGCCAGAAACAGCGCATCACTGGTTGTACGGGACAACTCCTTATCAATTGCCGTATTCAGTGTGTCGCGAATGTCAGTCAGTTCTTCCCACGTCGGCAGGTCAACCGTGTTTTTCACCGCCGGTGCATTGTTCAGTGCCGGATGCGTGACGGAAGGCCAGCCAGTGCTCTGCGCGGGTGTTGTTGCCTGCCCCACTGCGGAATTCTGCATCACCGCGGAAATTGTTGGCGCAGGCAATCGGGTGACGGCATACGCCGCTTCGCTGATTGCGGTCGTACGAAGGGTGCTGGCAACCACGTTACGCTGCTGCGTCGCCGTGGCGGTGGTTTTACTGTCCGTTTTCCAGACGCCGCGCGGTTGCAGATCGCTGCCGAGGCTGACACCGGAAAGCGTTTTGATCATGGTGACCAGGTCGCTGGCGTTACCATAAAGGCGTTTCCCGGTACGCCACATTTTCTGCACCTGCTCAACGAAATTTTTGCCTGACGATGGCGGCGGCAGAAGTACCGAGATATCCCCCTGCAACAGCCTGGCGGCATCCGATACGGCAGAATCCACCACTTTCATCGCATCAGAAACATACCCCAGCATCATGCTGGCATTACCGATAACGTCGTTCTGCACGAAATCCGCCACACCATCGATACTGAAACCGCTGAAGCTGTCACTGATGCAGTCATCCAGTGCAGAACAGGATGATATCAGCGTCTGCGCCGTCGCCGCACCTGATGTGGGGTAAGAGAGTTCTCCTGCTTCGACAAACTTCAGGTCAAAGCGGACAATACGCCCTTCACTTTTCGATGTGCTGACCCGAACTTCCCCGTCAACACAGACTTTCAGCTCACCATATGTCGGGTGGACAAGCGTGCCGGGACCGGGTTTATTCAGCGCTTCAATCAGGCGATCGCGCTGGTCAAAGCAGTCATCTCCCACCACATAAGCTGTGATGGACGGGCGGAAAGTGACTTTTCCCAGATCTTCGGTATAGGGCTTGTCGCGGTTCGGGTATTCATGTGTTTCCACACGGCGACCGGTTCCCGCACTTTCTTCTTCAACCTTAAACGGCACGCTGCGAAATGACGCATCCTGAAGCCTGTCTTTCCACGTCATATAAGTCCCATATTTATTATCAGTAGTAATATTTACTGGTAATGCCATAATTTGTAGTGGTAGCCATTACCATTTGTAACTATATAAATTATTAGCATTAAGGTGATAACATGAAGAAATTATTAAAATGGATTTTATATATTTTCATCGGGTTGGTGATTATTGGATATTTTGCAGGCAATAACGATAAAGGCTCTAATTCTTCATACTCATCCGATACGGAAGCTGCGGCACCGCAAAAAGAAATCTACAACACTACTGCTCGACAGCTGTTTAAAGAGTATGAAGAAAACGAAGTCGCTACCGATGAACAGTTAAAAGGTAAATTAATCGCCGTTAGAGGTATCGTACAATCCATTGATAAGGACTTTACTGACTCTATAATTATTAAATTCAGAACTGAAAATGAATTCATGCCAGCAAGAATGGAGATGCAAGACTCTGAAAAATCAACAGCTGCTGCTCTTAAAAAAGGAGAACAAGTAACTGTTATTTGCGAAAAAATGTCCAGAATTGTCGGCTCCCCATCAGGCCGAAATTGCGTGTTCGCACAGTAAGTTCAGGGGGGGCGACCCTCCCTGTTCGTCTTTACCTAAATCTGGTGTACCCAACATCGTGATTAATATCAATGCCACTGGAACGTGTTTCCGTAACCCGCATACCTGGTGGCATATTCATAAATGAAACCTTGATCTCGCCATCAACTTTTGGCGCGATAGCTTTGTTAATCATGAAGGGATTCGGGCCTGTGGCATCGGAGGCGTTGTTTGACTGAGCCGGATCTACCGCCGGATAAGGTGTGTATCCCCGCGTCGGTATTCCTGTCCCATAAGCATCATAAGCACCCGCGCCCCACTGCGCAGAGTTAATGGCATCGACCGTGTCACCGGAACTGTCGGTAAACCACTCAATAATTGGCTTCAGCTTGTCCCACATATCCTGAAACCACTTAACAACCGGCCCCCAGTTATTGATCACCATCCCCAGCGGCGACCAGGCAAAAACTTTCTTAAGGAGTTCCCAGCCAGCCTCAAAATAAGGACCAATGGTTTCCCAGAGTTTCTTAAAATAAGGTCCGACAACATCCCAGTTAGTGATAATTAATCCCGCAGCCAGGGCTATCGCCGTCGCAATCATGCCAATCGGCGTCATCGACATGATCCTGCTGACAATACTGATGGCACCGCCAACGCCCATCAATCCCAGTTTCAGAATCGCAAGACCGGCAGCAAGCCCGACGACGCCGCGAATAACCCGGGGATTTTCATCCGCAAACTTCGTGAATTTTTCCCCCAACTCCCCCAGCCATTGCGTGATATTTTTAGCGTCACCAGAAAATGCGCCGCCAATAGCTGCAAGACCGTTAGTTGCGGTCCCCGTCATTGCCTCCCACAGGTTGGACAGCGTACCAAGCTGAGCCTGAACACGTTTATTCAGGCTGGCCTGTTTATTCATCTTCTGCTGGATCTGATCGTAGCCATCCTTTCCTTTATCGATCAGGGCATTGACCACCTGAAGGGTTTCGGCATCATCACCAAATATTGCCTTAAGTACGCCTGTTCGCTTAACGTCGGTCAGTTTTCGCAACTTTGCCAGTTGCCTGAACATGTTATCAAGACCGCCAAAACTTCCTTTGCCGTCAGTAAAATCGAGCTGTACCCCGAGTTTCTGGCGGGCCATGACTTTATTGACGTCCCTGATTTTCTTAACACTTAATCCGGACTGGATAACTTTTCGCAGGGCATTACCTGCCGACTCCCCGTTCATCCCCATCTGATCCATCATGACGCTTATGGGGGCAAGGCTCTGTGCAGCCTGAAGACCGTCCTTGTTCACCATCTTCAGAACAGAGCTGGTTTTAGTGAAGAAGGACAACATGTTGGTATCGTCAACACCCAGATAAAACGCCTTCTGGATAGTGTCGAACAGCCCCATCATGTCTTCTGACGCCGTTCCGGTAGCATCCTGCATCTTTGCAGCAAACTCAGCAGCCGCTTCCGGTGTTTTTTTCAGTTGTACCGCAAGATAAGCTGTCGCTTTACCCACACCGCCAAGAATGTTTTCTGCCGGGATCCCCTGACGCACCAGCATCTGCATCATGTTCTGGAAATCAGCCGTTGTACCGGGTAGCTGGTTACCCAGGCCAATAGCCAGTTTATTGATGTCCTGAAAGCTCTTTCCGACCTCGCCGTTCGCATCCATCATGGCGACTTTCAGCCCGGTGGCGGCGTTTTCCTGATCGGCATAAGATTTCAGGGAAAGCGTCAGACCCGCTGCCAGTCCGCCACCAAGCGCCAGCCCACCCTGTGACGCTTCTTCCGCCTGGCGTTTAAATCCCCGGATTTTCTTTTGCATTTTCGACAGCGCGGGAGAAAGCCTGTCGACACCGGTGATCAACGCCTTAAGCTCAAATTCCGCCATGTGTGCGTTTCTCCTGCTCTATCCTGTTTGCCTGACTGACCAGCAAGGGAATTTCACTGATCGGCATATTCAGCAATTCGAAAGGATTAATGCGCCAGTAGCTGGCGCAGTCAAAGAAGCGATCAGTGAGGTATTCAGCCGTCAGGCCTGGAGGAAAAAACCAGCCACAAGCCACGCCGCTGCATTCAGGTCTGCCGGAGACATCTGGTCGACAGAGCTTTGCGGCACTTTCGCCAGCCGCACAATGTATTTCGACACCACATGCGCCAGAAGTCTGACTGACTCATCCTGATTCATCTGGTAGGGATACCCCAGCTCGCGGACATCCTTCCCGGTGGGTTCATCAAACTCCAGTACGGAGAGTGTCTCACCATGAGCGATAATCGGTTTCTTTAACTCAAGCTCTTTCATTACTGGTAATCCCCTTCTTCACCGTGGAACTCAAGATCAACCGTGCCTTCTTCGGCATTATGGTTCGCTTCGCCGTGCAGCCAGGCGGACGACAATACATAGACCTGACCGTTCGCCAGCTCGGCAGTGATGGTCATCTCATCCGACGAGGTGATTTTGCTCACCGGAAAATTCTTCGGCACCTTGAAGGTCCCTTTGACATAAGGCGCACGGTGAGTTTCCTTGCGGTCCACTGAACCGTCCAGGCCGATGATGTCATCATTGACCGTCCTGTTCATGGGCACCTCAATGCCGCCGGTCAGCGATAGCTGCTGACCGTCAATTTTGAAATAACAGGTTCCCCCGATACGGGCCATTATGCAGACTCCTCTGAATACTGAAGACGGAACTGGTTAACCACGGCAAAGACACGCAACTGGTTAACATAGTCAGGCGGGAACAGCGTGTTCAGGCGGTTCGGATCGCTGGCATCACGCTCCACAACCAGGTACTGCTTAAACAGTTCGTAGTTTTCCACGATCCCCGCACGCTCAAGCTGACGGTAGGTTGCCAGCAGTTCCCCTTTGATCACCGCCGGTGTGACAATCGCCTGACCGGGACCAAAGCGGGTACCGTCGCTGGCAAGCTTGTGACGCCCGTACTTACTGGTAATGACGGATTTCAGTTTGCGCAGCACATACGCGCTGGTATGCAGCGTCTCGCTGTCGAGGTAGCTGTTATCCGCAACACCGTAAGCGTTTTTCCTGTACGTGGTGACATCACGCTGAATGCGCAGCACCCCGCTTTCGACATACGCCGTTGCCACGCCATGAGACAGCAGGGTCTGTTGTTCGGTCATCGTGAACCGTTTCCCCTTCGGCGCAGGCAGCATACCCACCAGCTCACCGGTCTGCGTGGGACGTGCCGGATCGTTGCGAATAAACACCGCTGCGCGGGCGGTACGGCTTGCCGCCAGCTCGTCGGCAGGCGTCTGGGTCTCTTTTTCGTATCCCGCCAGGGTAATGTGCTGCTGGTTAAACTGGTCACCTGCGTTCACCAGTTCTGACAGCGTGCCGATCTTTGCCGTATACACATGACCATACAGCTGACGCGCATAGCTCCAGCGACCGCTGGTATCGTTCATCTCTGTCACCAGCGTGTTAACGGAGGCCGTGTCGTTGAACGGCAGGCCAATATAATCAAACGGCTCATCCGCCATTGCAGCCACCGCGCCGGTGAGAACCGGAGCGCCCGTTCCGGCGCTCCCCGTCGCCACAGCAATCTGTACGCCCGCTGGCAGCACTTCGCCCCCACCAAAGCCGTAGTAATTGAGGCTGACAGGAATTTCATTCCCGCAAAGCCCCTTATGACGCGCGGTCAGCGTGACCACGCCTGCCGAAGATGAGGCCGTAAACGGCAGGGCCGGAACGGCATTAATGGCATCTTTGATACTGCTGGCAATCGTCGTGACGTTATCGCCGTTGGTCACCGGTGCCTGCACGCGGGTACGTCCCACATAAACATTCACCGTGCCGGTTTCGGTTGCCGCCCCGGTCACCGTCAGCGTAACCGTTGCCGCCGCGCCCGTGGATTCAGGAACGGCAATTACATACAGTTCACCAAACGGGTCGGTCTGGCGATAAGCCTCGACCATACGCGCCAGCTGACTTCCCGCACCACAAATCTGGCGTGCATAGTCTGCCGACGGCATCAGCACCAGACTGTTGGCAACAATCTCTGCACCGTTATTGGCATGACCAATCAGCAGCGATGCTCCGCTGTCCTGTGCAGTATTCGCCGCCTGGTTATCCATTTCCGCATAAAACAGCGGAACCAGCGTATTCGACGGAATGGTGTTAAAGCTTATCGTCATCGGTGTTCACCTTTTTATTCACGCGCCGGATATCACCCGCTGCTTCACGGCGCAGCCAGTAGTTGTTCTCGTCAACATTTCGCCCTTCGGCGGGCAAAAGGTCACCGCGGGCAGGGTCAGGCACTGACCGCCCTTTAACAGGTTTCACAAACATGAAGATTCTCAGGAAGGAAGGGTTATTTCGGTGTGATGTTCGATATCGCCGTCAGGCCCGTTACCGGGATCGAGATAATCAACATCAATCGCCAGCGTTCGCAGTTCATCCAGACTGTTCAGGTCATCCTGCTGGCGGGTATCGTCTTCAGTCAGCTCGCTGATGATCGAAAAATCGAACTGATAAATCAGCTCATGACGATTCAGATCCAGCAGCGTGCCGCCGTCATAGTTAATCGGGTTACCGCACGCTTCCGGGTTCCAGCCCAGCAGGGCCTTAAAGAGCATCTGCCGGACATCGTCCACCACATCATACGAAGCAAACTGACCGCGCTCATCACGCCCGTTACTCAGTATGACAACCACGGAGAAGCCCTCTTTCAGCTCCTGCCAGTAGTCGGTCTGGCTTTTGTTTTCTCCCGGAGAATCATCACCCGGTACAACATATGCCGCCGGGAGTTTCAGCTTTCCGACCTCCGGCAGATTTTTGAACTGGGCCGCGCCTGCAACCCGGTTTTCAAAATACGGACAACGGGCACGCAGTGCAGCAATAACAGGCGTCAGTTTCATCTGTGTCGTCGCTCCGGCTTCAGTGATTTACGCAATTCCCGCGCCAGAAAATAGCGTGTCCAGCTGCGGTTCTTTTCAAGCGTTTCCACCATGAAGTTATTACGTGGAGCCAGTCGCCAGCCGCTGCCACCGGATGCACCACGATGATGGCTGCGACGACGCTTTGCCCCTCGCCTCACGCCATAGAACAAAAAAGCCGGATAAAAATCACCGGTGATACGGCGGTTTCCCTCTCCATTACGCTGGTTAGGGGCTATACGTGCCATAAAACCAGGGCGATGTTTACTGGCTCTGGGTACCATGTAACCAATCGAACGAGCCAGGCGTCCGGTCTGATAACCGGGGTTTTCACCCGGTGCCGACCGCGCACGGCGCATCACCAGCCGACGGGCATCACGCATATGACGCTGACCAATCGTGACAAACGCCCGCCGGACACGGGCGCGGTTAAAGCGCATCTCCGCGGGCTGCTGAAAATCAACGTGCAAAAAGGAAGTCGTCATTGTTGCCTCCGTGACTCTGCCTACATTCGCCCAGCTCCGTACACTCCAGCAGCAGAAAGCGCCGCGCCCCGTTCAGATCGCGCTGACGTTTCACCCGGTACACACTGTCACCGCAGACCACCTCATAATCAGCGGTGATCCCCCGGCGGTAACGAATAGTGATGTAATGGGTGATGGCGTCCCCGGTCTGCGCGGTTTCCTGCCAGGTGGTGGCACTGGTCTGGATAACCTTCGCCCATGTCCGGAACGTAACCGGGTATTGAGGCTCCACGCCAAAGTTATCCGCGGGCATATCCACCCGCAGGCGGATCAGGACGCGTTTATTCAGTTCACCGGGGTCCGGCAGAATGTAGGTTGCGCTGGTCTGCGCCTGACGAATTTTCATTGCGGAAAGTACCTGTACGGGCCGACAAGCCAGCCAAAACTCTGCGGCATGTCGAGTTTCTCCACTTCCGTAACCGACGAGCGGTTTTCGTAAAAATGGCTGATAAGCATCAGCATCCCCAGACGAATATCATCCGGCAGGTGCAGCCCGTCCGGATCGCTGTCCGGAATGGTTTCATCCGGTGCATAGAGCTTCCGGTTCAGATACGTTTCCGTCCGCTTTTGTGCCGCACATGCCAGCAGTTGCAGATGGCGGTCATCAGTATCGAAATCCTCATCCAGCCGGAGTTGGGCTTTAATCTCTTCCATTGTCAGAAGCATACTCAGCCCTCTTTACTGGTCGTGGCTTTTTTCTCTTTTGCCGCTTTACTGCTTTTTGCACTGATTCCGCGCTCTGCTAACCCGGCCTGAAGTGCAATCTCCTGCACCCGGGCAGGAAGCGCCCCGTCGTCATACTCACCGGCCCGAATGACCTCAACACGCATACCGTCCGGTGACCATTTCAGATCTTGTTTCAGGATCATGATTCTTCACCCGTCAGAACAGGGGGCGCGGTTCCGCGCCCCTGAGTGATTACGCCGCTGCAATCTTCAGCAGTTTGATGGCCTGCGAATCGACCAGCATCCCGCCGGTGCGCTTGGTGGTATAAAAACCGACAAACGGTTTATTGGTGTACGGGTCACGCAGAATGCGGGTGCCGATACGGTCAACGATGGTGTAACCCCGTTTGAAGTTACCAAATGCAATGGCTTTCGCATCAGCGGCGATATCCGGCATCTGTTCGTTTTCAGCGATACCGTAACCCGCCAGAGAGGACGGCTGCCCCAGTTCCAGCCCCGGACGCCACAGATAGTTACCCTCGGTGTCTTTCAGCAGACGGATGGCAAACAGGCTGTTGTTGTTCATCATGAACTTCGCGCCAGTGCGGTGTGCCTTACGCAGCGTGTAAATCAGTTTGATAATGGCGTCTGCGGTCACCGCGGTAGCTTCGCCGGATACAATATGCTGAAGTTTGCCGAACGCCCGGACCTTGTCGGTTTCATCGGTGGATTCATACGCCAGGAACCCTTTCGGCTTCTTGGTGCCATCGCCTGAGGTAAAGGCAATTTCTTCCTGTTCGGCAAATTCGGTTGCCAGCTCGCTGTTGATCCAGGCCTCCACGTTGAAGAAGGCATCGTCCAGCATTTTCTGGGTAGCCTGCGGGTTGCCGTAGATTTCCCCCATGAGAGGTTCAATCAGCTCCAGTCTGGAGGTGGCAGTCTGGGATCGCGTATCCGTTTCCCCCACCCATCCGGAAGCCGTACCGCCCAGATTCACCAGTTTTTTGTAGTCGGAACCGCCAACGGTGATCACCGTGGCTTCCTGACGCATCACAACTTCATCTTTCAGCAGGTTAAGAATGTTGCGATCCAGTTCTTCCGGCACGGCGTAGCCACCGTCTTCATCGGTACCCACCTGCAATGCCTTACGCTCCAGATCGCGCAGACCGTCTTCACGGCCTTTACGCAGGAAGCCCACAAACGCCTCTTTATGCTCGGTGGCCAGTTTATTTTGCGCTCCACCTGCCGGACGTTTCAGCTCAAGCAGCTCTTTTTCAAGGTCGCTTTTGAGATTTTCCAGCTCGCTGAGTTTCCCGTTCAGGGTTTCCACCTGCCCGGCAAGCTTGCCTTTTTCCTGCTCAATCGCATCCACGCGCTTGTCGTTCTTTGCTTTGAAGTCGTCAAACTTCTGCTGCAGCTCCTGCGCGACCTGTTCGACATCTTTAATATCAACCGCCATCGTATTTCTCCTGATTAGAAGTTCAGATTTTTCAGTGCATTCAGTGCAGAGCCCACATCCTCAGCGTCGCGCAGGGACAGTGCGCCATAGCCCCCGGCCATGAATGCTTTGGCCTGGGTACGGGAGAGTCCGACATCACGCAGGACTCTTTCGATTTTTTTCTGTTCGGGGATTTCCCCGCGGGCCAGTGCGTTCTTGACGTCGCTGATCCGCGCCTCGTCGTTAGACGGGAACGTCACCAGGCTGACTTCCCAGAGGTCGATTTCTTTCAGCAGAAAGGCTTCTTTGCTCCGGTCGTATTCCCAGTCTTTCAGGACGTACCCAATAGAAAGGCCGGTTAACGAACCGGCCTTCATGTGTGCATGTGCGCGTTTTGCGAGGGGATCATCATCAATAAGCAACCGTCCCCTGACGTAAAGCCCGACATCGTCTTCCTTCATTTCAGTGTAAACACCGATGGGTTCATCCATGCGGTGCTGCCAGAGCAGCGCAGGTAACGCTTTTCTGTCACTCCACGCCCGCAGGGAAGCAGCAAATGCCCCGGACATCACCACATCATCGTGGCTGTCCTTTACACCAAAGACGGAGCCATACCCTTCAAACTCACCGGAGTCACTGACAGATTTCAGACTCAGCGGTACATCAAGACGTTGTTTCGTCTGCATTGGCGTTATCCTTCTGCTTACCGGCTTTACTGCCATCGGAGGGTTTCGTGGTCATGTTCATCGGTGTGAGATAGACATCACCACCGGGTCGTGGATTCATATCTTCCAGGTCGCGGCAGTCATTGGGAGAGTAAATTCCCCAGTTGATCCCGGTGGCGTAGGCTTCAAAACGGGACTTCATATCCCCGCGCAGTAACGCCCCGGCGTTAAATTTGGCGTAATAAACGCCCTGCTTACTTTTTCGTACTAGTCCGGTGTTGATCCGCTGTTCGATGCGGGTCAGATACGGCACCAGTGAATAGTTGATAAATCCCAGCCCCAGCTCTTCGATATTGTTGAAGGTGGCGCGATCGGTGTTCTGCACCATGTGCAACGGCACCCGGAACAGACGACAGATTTCTTCAAGCTGAAACTTGCGGGTTTCCAGGAACTGGCTGTCCTCGGCGTTCAGCGCCATCGACTTCCAGTCCAGCCCCATCTCAAGGATCATCGGGCGGTGAGCATTGCCAAGCCCGGTGTGACGCTCCTCAAAATCTTTCTTCAGGCGCTCATAAGCCTGATCTGACAGCGTCTGCTCTGTACGCAACACACCCGACGTCACCGCGCCATTGCTGAACAGTCTGGCCCCGTGCTCTTCGGTCGCTGCCGCCAGCGATATTGCCTCGCGGGCATAGGCGATGGGATTCAGCCCCACCAGTCCGTCCAGCGTCAGCGTGCGCACATGCCAGATATCCTCCTGGCTCAGTACATCCGTGGAGCCATCCGGGAATGTGACCTGATAGACCGGCTCCCAGCTACTGTTAAGCTTCGGTACCACACAGCCGGGATCGACGGGCAGCAGTTCAGCCACTTCGCCAAATGCTTTCACTTTGTAGGCGTAAAAGTTTCCCCGCAGGCACAGACAGGTGACCACCAGCTCCCAGAACTCCTGCGGCGTCATATAGCCATTGGGATGCGTGGAGATCAGCTTATGCAGACGTTCGCCAGCGGCTCTCTGCTTCAGACTGCCGTTCAGGTGATACAGGTTGCAGGGCAACATCCCGACCGACTCCGCCAGCACCCTGACACAGGAAAAAACCGCCGTCAGTCGCATGGCCCGCTGGCTGCTGATCTGCTTTCCGGTATAGGTGTCGTAGGACAACCCGATAGCATCCGCCAGCTCTGCTGGCGTGGTCACCGGTGCGTCACTTTTTCGTTGAAATAATCCCGAAAAGAACACTATTTACCTCCGCCGACAGACGACTGTGTACGGTCGAGATATCGCGCCACCAGCCACGACCAGAACAGACACAACGCCCCGGCAACAACAAACCCCGCCGGGGGATAAATCAGCCAGGCACCATACGCCAGCAAAAGCGCCCCCAGCACGCCCACCAGAGGCGCGAGAATCAGCATGATCATAATTACCTCAGTTAAAGCGAGCGGATCCCATAGGACTCAATGTGGTCAGACAGCGTGTCTTCTTTCTCGTACAGCATGGCTCTGCCAACCGCCATAATCAGCGCAACTGCACCATCGATTTTGTTTTCCGCCTGCTCTTTGACGGGCTTCACCACATCATCGTTACCCGGAATGGTTTTGCCGACCACGTTGCCGATACACCAGGTCATGATGGGATTGCCATCATGATGAAAGCGCCCCGATTCAATTGCCGCTTCCAGCTCTTTCATCGGGTCGGACATGTTGGTGTAGTTCTGAATGATGGTGACGGGGTTCAGGTCTTCATCAGCAAGGTCATGTGACAACCCGGTCGCCCCGAAGGGGTCGATGGGTGACTCGCTGACCGGGCTGATTTTGTTCGCCGCTTTGGCCTCTTCGAGGATGTAGCGATAATCCACCTCTGCACCATCGGTAACGGTCAGGACGCCCATTCCCACCCATTTCTGAAAGCGTTCGGCTGTCCGGCGATCTTCATTTTTCTCGACGCTATACACCGTGTCATACGGTACCCAGAAACGCGGGGTCACACTGTAGTAATGCGTTTTACCGTCAATCTCGCGGGTATAAAGTCGCGCCATGCTGTTCATATCCAGCTTACGCGCCAGGTCAAAGGCCAGAATGCACGGCTGCCCCTCGAACTGCTCAAGAGTCAGTGATTTATCCTCGCAGCTCTGCCAGCTCACCAGGTTGAAATACGCCGAACGCGCCGACACCCAGATATTGAGGTGTTTTGTTTTAAAGACGTTTGCCAGACGGGCGTTATTTTTCGCACGTTGCTGCTGGCTTAACAAAAACTCGCGATAAACCGACACACCGATATTCGGGTTAGCTTTTTCAAGTACCTGCGGGTCGGTCCAGTCGTCGCCTTCGTCAACGGTATAGATGATCCCGAACAGTTCATCGTTGGGCACCGAGCCGTTGAGCATCTCGATGACTTCCCGCCGTTTGTCGTAGCACGGCCCCTCAATGTTGTACCCGGCGGTGGTAATGGCCCACATCAGTGGCTGGCGTCGCGCCCCCATCCCGGTAAGCATCGTGGTGTAAAGCGCATCTGTGGCGTGCTCGTGATATTCATCCACCACGGCACAGTGGGGTGATGAACCATCACCGGGGTTACCGATCAGCGGTTCAAACCGCGCACCATCCTCCGGACGGTTCATGTTTGAGGCGTTAACCTCAATCCCGAACGCTTCCGTCAGCATGGGTGTGCGTTTACACATCAGTCGTGCCGGACGAAAGACTTCCCATGCCTGTTTCTCCGTCGTGGCACCGGAATACACTTCCGCGCCGAACTCGTTATCACAGGCAAAACAATACAGGGCAACACCGGCAGAGATTGCCGATTTGCCGTTCTTACGGGGAATTTCGGTATACACCTCCCGGAAGCGGCGCAACCGGGTGCCTTTATTGACCCAGCCAAACGCACAGCAGATCACAAATAGCTGCCACGGCTCCAGCGTGATGGGCATCCGTTTAAATGCCCACTCACCCTTGGTGTGCGGCAACAGCTGAATAAATTTCGCGGCCCGTTCAGCCAGGTCCTTGTCGAAGCGGTAACGAAACGACTTACTTTTTTCCTCCATCAGGTCATCAAGATGGCGCTGGCAGGCCTGAATCACAAACTGGCAGGCCACAATCTTTCCGCGCACGACATCACGGGCATACTGATTGGCAGCATTTACGTTGGGGTAAGATTTCCGGCTCATGATTCGATGATTTTCAGAAACGGGTTAGTGGCTTTCTTCTGCCCCGCCAGGCCAATCAGACGCTGGCGGCTGCTGGGGTCGAGTCCGAGCATTGCCCCCGTACTGCTCATCTCGGACTCCTGTTCTTTTTTGGCGGTCAGCTCCGGATTTTTGACCATACCGCCCATTGCACCGGTGATGGTGTTGCCCTGTCTGGCAATATTTTTCACGGCACGTCGCCAGAACTCGTAGGCCACGCACCACCGCTCAAGCACCGCGAGGTCAGTCACGCACAGCAGACCCTGACCGCAGAGTTCTTTAGTTGTCAGTTGCCACATGATCGTAGCGAGAGGGAGATCTTCTTCAGCGAACCACTCCGGTGGCTCAACACCTTTGATGGGCGTAAAAACAGGTTCATCTTTATTCAGGGCTCGCTTGCCGGGGTTTCCGGCCAGCGCCTTGCGCGCCGTTGGCTTGGGGCGACGCCCGGAACGCCCCGCCGTTCCAGCCATATGCGGCACTCCTGGTTAAATTTCATTTTTCGCGGGTATAAAAAAACGATGGGGCGGGCGGTCCGGAAGGCGCGCGGTCGCAGATATTTGACCTCCCCCTCCCCAGGCTGATGATGACATTAATTCTCACTTGAGCCGCTCGCGCGCGGTCTTCGCTGCGTGACACGACCAGCACAGGCTCTCAAGGTTGCTGTCTTCATCAGTACCGCCGTGGGCCTTCGCCTTGATGTGGTCAACGGTTGTGGCTGCGACAGCACGTCCAGTACGCAGGCAGTTCTGACACAGATGATTATCACGCTTCAGGATGCGGGCGCGTTTGATATCCCACTTGCTGCCGTAGCCACGCTCATGGCGACTCTTACCCTGCTGATGCTGCTGCCAGCCCTCATTGCGATGCTGCTCACAGTAGCCTGAACGGTCCGTAGTCGTGCCAGGACAACCACGTTTGCGACATGCGCGGGGTATTAAAGTTGGCATACATGCTCCGCAAAAACACCAGCCAAAGCTGGTGTTTTTTTATTCTTATGTAACTCTAAAATTTAGAGATAACATGTAGGAATGATTTGATAATTTGTAAGACTACCCAAATCGAATAGCGCCACCCAACATTTCATTTTTGATTTTTGCCCTCGAATTTATCCTCTGGCATACATCATTATTATCCTTCATCCGCTCAACCCACTTAACTACCGCATCGCAGATATCATTAGATAAATTAATAACACTTAACTGAAGCACACCGTTAAACATATTCATGTGCGCAGAAGAGTGCGTAAGTTGAATTTTTTGTAACTTAGTACTATCAGATGCCTCATGCAAAAATGCATTTCTTAAAGCCCAGTAGCTTTCATGGTCAAAGCTTACCAATGGTTTTTTTGTTTTTAAATCATCGATTAAGTATTGAGGCATTTTATCTAATTGCTCGGGAAAGTTAGCCAAAAACGTCTCATAAAGATTATCTGCAAAATATTTATCCTTAAGGTTATCCTTAAACCATCTTTTTGCTCTTGGCCCGTTCCGCTCTTCAGGAGTTTCAAGTTTCCCACATATATCAGGAAGAGATAAGGCAATAAACAATGCAGCCTCATAATTTTCATCTAATAAAGATTTTCTTACTGACTCAACAAATTCAAGCATTTGCATTTACTCCCCCAGTTAATTAACTAGGGAAGAATATCATAAGCACATAATTAAAACCTGCTGTAGCTCCTAATTCATTAGGAGAAGGAGATACCCAAATCAACCAGCACAGCTTTCTTTTTCTCTATGCGGTGATCAAGCTCAGCAACAGCATGCGGGCGTATGGCCTCAAGAAAGGCATCGTCTTGATAGGTAGACTGGATTGTCACACCAAGCCCAGCACCACTTTCCAGTATGGTTTTCTGTCGCTGTAGCTCTTTCATCTCGTTATAGATGTAATGCGCGTTACTTAGGTTCTCTACGTTCACGACCTGGATCCTTCATGCAGTTAGCCTGCACTGATTTGTTGTGCGCCAATATGTCCCGCTTCGTCTGTTTATCCAGCACGGCAATATCGTGCTCAGTAAGGTAGATGATGCTTACCCAGTCACAGGCCGTGTCCGTTACTTCAGGTTTTGCGGGTAAATTTTTCGCGCAACTCACGGTCAACATCGTCATCAGGAAGATGGTTAACAGTCTGCTGTACATCCCTGGCTCCTTTTGTTGTTTCTACCCGGCGTTCTGCAACGGCTTCAGTAGCTGCTGCGCGTTCTTCAGTGCGTTGCTGGTTCGCTTGTGTTTCTGCGATGCTTGTACCGCGTGATTTACCCAGACCAAAAGCACCTGCAATTGCAGCCAGCACAGCAACAGCCAGGCCGATAATCATTTCAAGTCCCATTGCGACCTCATACCAGTGCGGTTTTTGCTTTGGCGTAACGTTCACGGCGGTCTTTAATGCCGTTCTGCCCGCCGTTAATAATCTGCGTGACGCGCTCAACATCCCCCGAATATAGAAGGCAACCACGTAACGTGAAGTACCATGCCGCCGAACGGGCCGCATGTCGCTCTTGCGTCAAAAGTTCTGGCGTACTGATCAGATCAAGGTTCAGCGCTGTACCGCATTTGGTGTAGTTCTCACGACCAGTGATTTGCAGCAGGCCACGACCGCGATATTTCCAGCCATCACCCTGACTGTTATTCCCCATGCGGTCACCATAAACCAGATTGGCTATTTGTGGCTGGTGAGCGACCTGTTTACCATCGACACGCCCCAGCATTTCGCACTGATACGGCGTCAGGCGCTTACCAAAGGTTTTCTTCAGCCCTTCAACCGAGTAGTTAAAATTCTCTACCAGCGAGGTAAAACCAGCAGATTCATGCCCAACTTGTGCAATGAACATGGCCTGATCGTTAACTGCTGTGATTCCAAACTCTTTCATTGCAGCATCAATGTGCGGAAACCAGCGCGCAGCCAGCCCGGCGCTAATACCAGCCGCCTTTTGAAATAATTGTTGGTTCATTAGTGCCTCAGATGATCAACCAGACGTGCAACGTTGCCTCTGACGGCCACCAGCACGGAAAGAAAAATAGTGTTCGCCACGATAATGGGCCATGAGGAATGGGGATAAATCCCACAGAGATAGGCCAACGGAACAGCACTGTATGTAACAGTAATCAGCCAGGCTAAACGTGAAACCCAAGGACGATGCCGCGAATCACCACGACGATAAAACATCAGAGTAATAACAACACAAGCACATAACAGCGCATTAATAGTTGCTGTCGGGTCATTTAGCTCCACCTGAACCTCCCCGGCGCGTTATGAGCGCCACCAGCGAGCCGATATCCTGATTATTCAGGAACGTCAGGATTTTAACGGCTAAAGCAGAGACGATTACGGCACCAATAGCATCCAGAGGTTTATCACTGTATCCGGTCAAGTTTGCCAGCTTGGAGCCAACCAACCCAGAGCAAAGGATCCCAGCAATATATGACACGATAAAATATGCCAGTCGACGCGATGCACTCAGATCTGCTGCTGTTGCTATATAGAATACAGCCCCTGCAAATGCGCCAAATACAACGCCGTAATCAGTTCCGGTCAGCAGTCCATAAATACTAGCGCCCGTTAGGGCTCCACCAGCTAACCCTGTGCCGGAAATCGGATCGGACATTAGCCACCTCTTATTGCAGTGAGTCCTCTCAGAAATAGAAATGAGAGGAATAAAAAAGGCCACCATTTGGCAGCCATAGAATTGATGTAATTATAACTAATTCATTAACTATTTCTTAATGATGCTATTTAACATTTCTAATGCAAAAAGCAACATGGAGCTAATAAAATATAATATAACCGCACTGGCAATCGCTCCAATTATAGCCTGGACACTCCAGTGAAAGTAATTTTTACCATTAATAACAAACTTAACACTAGGAAACAAAAAGTCGATAAGCTTAATTATTAATGGAATAGCAAAGCTCCATAAGTTCGAAAACAAAATAAAGATACAAATAAATGATAAAGCAAATGCACCATCGATTGATAGTTTTGGCGCCAGTTTTGAGGCTGTCCATAAGCTAAGCAAAAAGCCAACTGTCACACCTGAAATCTGGATACTTAACATAGTCCAAGCTGTTCTAAAAAATCTAAATTTATTTTTGCACTTGTTAAGTAAATCCTGAATCGTAATCCATAACGAGTCAACCCACTCATTATCTTCCGATGCTACAATCATTGTGCTGCTATTTGAATTCCTCTCATCAATTCGTAGCTCCATCCAAGATCCATTCATCCTGTTAGACTGTCGACTTTGATAAGTTTCAATAGTAAAAATTATTTGATCAATCCTAGTGGCCTGTCTAAAGTATTTCACAAGCTCACCGATAGAATCAACTTTATATCCCTTACCATCGAACAAAATAAAAAAAACACATTGAGCACAAACTTCCCTACTTTCCTTTTGAGCTTGCTCATTCATTTTAACGCAGCGTTCGACAATTGCCGTGCTTAAGCTAATCAAGCTATCTTCATTTATAGAAACACCTGAAATATTCTTGCTTCTGTAAAAATATGACACTTTCGATTCCACTCCGCACCAGTCTCGATTTAGCGCAGGTTAACATAACCACTTCATTGGTAGAAGAAAAGAACTCTTCTTGTCAGAAAGCTACTGTGATATCCCTAAACCTGCAGATGATACAGAACAAAATTTAAGCATCAATTGTAGGCGATTTTAAATTCACTTTACAGTTTAGGCTGCCAATTGGCAGCCGATTGAAGCAGAAATCAATGAGTGCTCATCGATGAATTTTTTTCAGCGCCAATCTCACTCAAAAAAGCAAAACCTTTTGACGTTATCTCATTAGCAATCAATCCACCTTCGGCAGATTTGCTTCGTATAACATCGATAAAACCTATATCAGCAAGATCTGAAATAGCAAAATTAACCTCTTTTGCTGAGAGATGAGGTAATGATGCAGCCTGAATTCTAGAATCCTTTGGCTGCAATTCATTCACTCGACGTAGTATTTCAAGATGGATAGAGGTCAGTTTCATAATGTTCTCCTGTTTTTAATGTTGTTTTACAGAAAACATTATAACACATTGATTTTGATGTAGATTGAATAGAAAAAAACCATAAAAAAACCTCGCAATAGCGAGGTCGTAAAAATCGTTCAACGATAGATACACAAGCCCCATCGTTGAGAAAATCTTATCCATATTTTTTGAGAAACACAAGCATTATGTCGTTATCTTCGGCGAAAATCGCTTATCTCGTCACCCTTCTCAATTGTGCTTCAGCGTAAGCTTCCTCCTGCCAGCACTTTGTAACCAGTTTATCAATGACATCTGCATATCCTTTGTACCACTGATAATCCGTCAGGTCTGGTACCAGCTTCTGGACATGAAGCCGCGCCAGTGTGGTTGGTAAACGGCTAAACCGGTTTCCATTGCAACGCCCACAAATCTTATAAACAGGCGTGCCATGAAGCCGGGTTCTTTTTTCATCCAGGACAATACCTTTACCCTTACACCCTCTGCACGCTGTGCTGACTTCTCCCTTACCATGACAATGCTGACATAGTTCCTTCACCCACTCTTCCTTGATAACAGACTCCCCGCTTCTGGAGTGTTTCACCACTTCGCGCAATACATTATGAAATCCAGTACCAGCACAATGCTCACAGCGAGCCTTACTTGCCGCAGACCTGGAATAATCAGCAAAGGCAAAATTCACAAGGTAAGGAATGATCTGTAGCCGGGTTTCTTCACTCAATTTGTTCAATGTCGGGTTATCCAGTGCCATCGCGTAATTGAGCAGACCTTCAATCGCAAACTGAGGATCCTGAACACCAACTTTTGCCAGGAATAAGGCAAACCCAAGCGGTACTTTCGACTGCACCATCCCCTGCGCAGCCATCACATCTGTAATTGTTAAACCACCCGAGCCTGTCGCCGGTGCGTCATCACTCAATTTTGGAGATTTTGGGGAGTAATATTTTGGTAAGGCTTCAAGGTTCATGCTCGTTCTCCACTTACGCCAGTACGCCAATTGCCAGCGCACGATCGATAAAACGAAATATCAGCTCCAGCTGGGAGCCATACTTCTCTTCAAATGCCACGGTATCCGCATGCAGCTCGTCGTGATGCTTTCTGCACAAAGGCAACACAAAGAGGTCATGCGCTTTTGTACCCATCCCACCCTGACCGTGGCCTATCAAGTGGTGGGGATCATCAGCAGGCTTTCCACAACATGCACACGGCTGTGTCTTAACCCAGCGCGTGTACTTTTCATTAACCCAGCGGCGACGTTTTGGGCGTAACATAAAAGACTCCGGCGACTCCGGATCCACTTTCAGCGTCAGCACCTTTTTCGCCTTATCCTGGATGATGCTGGTGGCAGGAACCGAAGGCACAAGGTCACTTTCCCGGGTGACAGACGGCACAACAGGCTTTGGTAATCTCAGTGCCTTACGGGCTGCACTTTCCGGTAAGGCATCCGCCAGGTCATTACGAATCAGCCACCAGCACAGTTCCGGCATTGTCACAACGTGACTATCATCAAAACCGAGATCCCGACGCACAACAGACAACACCCAGCGGGCACAGTTATCCGTTGCCATTGATTCCAGCCGTTCCGTGAACTGATCGCGCAGCTGGTTATCACAGTGCCAGCACAGACGGATTGCGCCCGGAGCGTGTCGCATTGTGGTCATGTTCTCGCTATGCCAGTCGGAATGAGGCCACTGGCAGCCTTTTTCACGAAGTAACCAGCTTTCAAGACATTCCACGCCACCAGCACGACGGATCACTGCCTCATTGCGGAACACGGCCCGAACAGCAGGATCATCCGCCAGCGGTTGTGATGCCGCGGGAACGGCACCACTGGCGAAAGATGAATAACGTTCCGGCTCAGGCTCCAGCAGTACACGCCCCTGCATAAACAGGGGCATCAGCTCTGAACCTGGTCTGAACAATACGATCCCCATACGCGGGGCTATTTCAGGGGTCAGTAGTGCTCTCACGGTCACCTCAATGAACGGTATCGAGCAACTTTAACAGCTCAGGGAATCGGGATTCGAAGAAATGCGGCTGCGTCTCACGCGGATTTGCGGGACTGGTGATGTTCTTGCCGAACATGCAGCCTTTCGCCGTCAGCGACCAGAATTTTTTGATGTTGTTAATCGCGGTACGGCTGTATCGTTCGCGCTGCTCGACGATCCCCAGCTTCGCCATCTGGTGATATGCCTGATTAGCCGTAAGGCGGATACCATACTGTTTCAGCAGTGCACTCAGCGACAGTGTCGGGCGGCTTGAGCCATCAGGCGCGTCAGCAGGAGCATCAATGGCATAGCGCGGTGCCAGATTCGGTAAGCCAACAGCCTCCTGGAGTTTCTGACAGGCCCCAAGCACTGAAGAGTTAGACAGGTTTAACTCCCTGCGCATAAAGTCCAGCAGAATCACTCCAGCCTGCATCTTGTCAGCAGCCTGCCCGGATAATTTTTCCGGTACGCTGGTTACCATATCGAAAGTACGGATCACCTTCAGATGGAATGACGGGCTGATCCACATTGCATAGGCATACACCAGTTCCTTGCAGACATAAGTTCCCCGTTCATTTCCCCCATGAATCACACTCACCGGGTCAACACCCAAATTCTGGGTGTTGGTCAATTCATGAACAAGTTCAACAGTTTGTTGGCTGGAAAGAAACTTTCCTGGCTCCTTGGTTCTGGCATTTGCACCAGATGCTACTGCTGCGCGATGCAGATCGTTCAGGCTGTAACGCCCATAAGCATCACGACGAACTTCAATACCATCAATGACCATCAGATTATTCATACTTCGTTTCTCCTTTTGCTCAGGCGTCTGCACCCGCCGTTTTCTCGTACTTACTGATAGTGATCTCGACCTTCCCTTCCGGGATAACCGGTCCCCACTCCACCAGCATTCTTTTCACCTGGCTGTCGTCTTCCCACACACCCGCGTGGGTCAGAACGTCAAACAGCGCCTTGTTATAGTTGTCCAGATCGCGGATCCTGTTATCCGGAGGAAACAACACAATCTCTACTGAAGCAGGTGCCGACGTTGGTTTCGGCAGACGACGTAACTGCTCAACTATTGCTGCGCACGCCGCGCTCTGGAATTTTCGCCCCGCCGCGCTTATCAGGCTCTTACCAGCAAACGCCCCTTTGTTGGGGTGTCGCCAGTACGTGTTCACGCTGGGCGGAAAAGGCAGGATCAGCTTCATACTTTCAGGCCCCTCTCATGTAACCAGTGGGTTGCACGCAGCCTTGCGTTTTCCTCACCGGCAAGCAGTGAGCGGATAATCCCGACCGCCTCGCTGTCGTCGTCCTTCACCGCGGTATGAAGCGTGATGCCCCGGGCCACGCCACGCTTTATCGTGATGACGCCTTTTTTCTCCAGTGCGCGAAGATGCTCCACCGCTGCATTCACTGAACGGTATCCCAGCATGGTTGCCACCTCCTGATTGGTTGGCGGGAAGCCACGTTCTTTCTGATAAGAAATCAGCATATCCAGCACCTGCTGCTGACACTGAGTTAACGTCGTCATTAAGCCCCCACGTAATTCCCTGACAGATACCATTCATCACCCGATACAGCGCGCTTGCTGCTTTTCCGTAAGCACCGCTCTCGACGCGCCAGAAAGTTGTTTCGTTCTGGCTGGGAGTGACTTTCACGGAATGCCGCCATCCACACCGTTGCAGCACGACGGTATAAGCCCCTGGACTCCAGCTCTTCAGCCTGGCGGGTCAGGCACAAAATCACCCGGGGATCGTTAGTGCCGACATAGAAATTGCGCACAGGTCTGGTTTCACGAACAGATTGTGGTTCCGGCTCCTGCGCTCTCTCAGTCAGGCGCGGGAAATGTCTGCGTGTATCTCCTTCACAACGGTGAGCCACACGCCCACTCTGACGTAACTTGCTTGCTGACTGCAGAACGCGCTGCCGTGAGTAACCAGCAAAAGCATCTGCAATGTCTCCGGAAGTACAGCCCGGATGGGCTTCAATGAATTTCTGAACGTCATTCAAAAGACTCATGATCACCCCCTGAATCCTGCCGGGATCTGGCTGTAGTCCACGTTGTCGTAACTGGCTTTGAAGTACGGGTCTTCACGTTTTTCTGTGTGCGTGCTGACGGACGGCGATAAGCGCAGGGAAAGCTCATCCCATTTTTCCCGCAACTTCGACGGGCTGAGCACGTTACGGCACCAGAACGGATCGCGGCTGACGCGGCTGTACATCTCGCAGATTTGTTTGTGAGTACGACCATCCTGCACACACATCAGGCGAATTTCGTTTGCCCATGCTGTCCAGTTCGGTTCTTTGGGACGAACCACCTCGCCGTCACATTCGGCGGCCTGCTCGTACAGGGCAATGATTTTTTTCCAGAGCCACTGTGCGCAGGTCAAATCATCCTGCGTTCCCCACTGGCGCTTTTTAGGGCTGAATACAACCGCATCAGGATGGCGAGTTAAAAAATCCTGTTCAGCCGTCTGCGTGTCCGGTTGCGAAGCGTCCGGACGAGAAGGTTTTTTATCTGACGGATCATGTTTTGATTTTACTGACGGATCCCCGCCAGATTCTGACGGGTGAAAACCCGCTTTTTTGCCAGATTTCGACGCATCAAATTTTGACGGGTCAGATTTTGATGCGTCAGATTTTGACGGGTCAGAATCTGACAGTTGAGAAAATGCCGCTGCCTGAAGCTTCGCAACGTTAAGCTGATAAACATTCGACGCATTGCGGTTACCCTGGCGACGCGCCTTACGCGTTAACCAGCCTTCTGCTTCCAGCCGTGCGATAGCCGTTCTGACGGTACTCATCCCCGCGCCAATCTGGCGGGCAATGGTTTCAATTGATGGCCAGCACACACCTTCGTCATTACTGAAATCAGCCAGGCGGGCCATAATTGCCACGCTGGATAATTTCATGCCTGATGCAGCGCAACCATCCCATACATAGCCGGTTAATTTAGTGCTCATGACCGACCTCTATTTCCCTGAATTTACGACGAAACTGTTCGAGCGGGCTGAAGCACTCATGCTCATAGCCTTCGCGGAGGTAGATAACCCGTTGTGTTTCCGGCTCCCAACGAATGACTCTGACGGGCACTCCGTAGTGATCTTTGAACCAGCGGTTAACTTGTCGCAAAGGACTGTCTCCTTCTGCCGGTTGAAATCACCCACAGCCCACTCTGCAAAGCTGTGGGTTACAATTTCCCTGTCACCTGGTACATTTACTGCATAGCAATACTCCACCTTCGCTTTTCCACCCGGTACAGGAAGCGCAATCAGTTGCGAGCGACGGTAGTGTGTTGTTAAACTGTTCATGCGTTAGTTTCTCCACAGTCACGACACGCCACGGCGCCCGGAGCTGCACACTCGCGGGCGTCATTACTTTCTGAAATGCAAAAAATTTTGTAGACCAGTGCTGCATGCTCCTGCAGCTTCGAAATTGAGAGGTACAGCTCGTCGTTAATTGCTGTCTTCTCATGCGGTTCCACTACACCGTCTTCAATTGCTGAACGAATCTGTTTTGAATAACTGCCGATCTGTTCAATGACTTCCAGCAGGCGCTGGTTAATATCGGCGTTGTCCACATCCTCGACGTCAGGAAGAGACACAAAGACGCCATTTGCAGACTGCGCCACAGCGTCAGCAATGAAGTGAGTTCCACCAGCACGTTGCAAAATCATTGCCCATCCCAGCGGGAAAATCTGATCGCCATCGGCACGAAGGCGGTTAAATAATGCGTTCTCTGTTACATCCAGCCAGTCAGCAGCTTCAGCGTACCCCCCCGGCAACGCTGCGATAGTTTTTCTGACAGCTTTCACGTACCACTCAGGCTGTTTTTCTACTTTCCAGTGATGCTTACCCACGGTTAGCCTCATCGTTCTGTGGTTAAAAATTGAAAGTGTTCTGCTAATCTTTCGGATAGATATCCGGTCTTAAGTCAGATTTCGTAATTGCACCTGACGTGCATTGCTCAAGTTTTTTAGCCAGCACAAAACTGGCTTTTTTATAGCCATTGAAAACCAGCCGTAAGTAGCCAGGTGTTGAGCCAACTTTTCCGGCCAACTCGCCCTGCTGTTCTTTGGTTAAAGAGTCCCAATACGCTTTCATACAATATGTACCTCCGGTGTACATATTACATGATTAAAATGAACCTTCAAGATACTTGTACCTTAACGGTACAAGGGTTTTAATTTCGTTATGAAAACAATCCATGACATCCGGCGGTCTAACGCCAGAAAACTGAGAGATGGTGTTGGCGGGAATTCTTCCTTTGCCACTATGATTGATCGCGAGCCAACCCAGACCAGCAGGTTTATGGGAGATGGTGCTACTAAAAATATCGGTGACAGCATGGCACGACACATCGAAAAATGTTTCGACCTGCCTGTTGGATGGCTCGATCAAGAACACCAGACAACGAACATCACAAAAAAACCTGATGTTTCAATCACTAATAAACAAATCACATTAGTCCCTGTCATATCATGGGTACAGGCCGGAGCATGGAAAGAAGTTGGATATTCTGAGGTTGATTTGAGCACAGCAGAAACGTATCCCTGCCCTGTACCCTGTGGGGAAATGACTTATATCTTGCGGGTGATAGGTGATTCAATGATTGATGAGTACCGCCCGGGAGACATGATTTTTGTCGATCCTGAAGTACCAGCCTGCCACGGTGACGACGTTATTGCATTGATGCACGATACAGGTGAAACCACCTTCAAAAGGTTGATAGAAGATGGGACACAGCGTTATCTCAAAGCGTTAAACCCAAACTGGCCTGAGCCTTACATTAAGATCAACGGTAATTGCTCTATAATTGGAACTGTGATTTTCTCAGGAAAACCAAGAAGATACAAAATCAAAGCCTAATCAATGTTTATGAACCTGCTTCGGCAGGTTTTTTTATACTTGACAATGTACCCATGAGATACATAATGTACCCAAGAGAAACAACGAACAGGCAGGACGCCCACGAAGTAGCCGCCTGGGGCATATAAAGTCTAGGGTGATTCGTTAGCAACAAAAAAGCGCCCTACAGGACGCTTAGCTCTTTAACAATCTGGTCCCCATCAACAAGTAACTGATAACTTGAGGAGGTGTGAAATGCACAAAACAGAACCCAAAATCGTCGCGCCCGGATACACAAATGAGGAAATTTACGAGTGGATGGCAAAGAAGCTGGCAGCTATAAACCAGCTTCGTGAAGTGCTGTCTTATCGACAGGAAACAATAGACTCCTTAAAAAAACTGGATCAGGAAATCACGGTTTTATCACAGGATGTTACTTTAGATATTGTGCAGACAAATTAGGATCCCATTCATTTTCGTCAAAATCATCAAAGTGATGAATTTGTGATCTCCAGTCTCGATAATCTAAAAATTTCTGGGCGGTTACGCTTATTTTATCAAGTGTGAGTTCATCCTGAATTGAAAGAAGAAGTTCATCAAATTTCATCTCATTAATCTGTTTTGGCATCCAGTGATGCTTCATCAGAATAAGGTGAACCAGAGCCTTTTTCCCATTCAACTGATTATAGGGAGTGCCGAATTTCTTCCGGTGCTCATGTAAGACAAGGTCCAGAAGAGTAAGTAATGTTGCCCTTGATTCCACTTTGCTTATTTCGACTGATGACACTACCCCACTGATTTCAATGCCCCGATACTTTCCAACATTTTCACAGTGGGATTTGTACAGCGTGTAGATATTACCGGACATTTCTTTTCCTTTTGCGTTGTTGGGGATAACCAGATTAACCGAATCCTTGTTGTTGGGGAATAACCAGGTCCACCTCGCCTGATGTGGCTAAAAGCAGGCACATAACAGCTAAGTATTTTTAACCAGAGAGAATCCTTAGCGTTGTGGTGAATGCGGCTCAGCGCACGCGGGTTAAGGTGAGGCTGACAGTCGACCTTCTGTGGATACCCACCCGTCTGGTGTGCAACCTTCGCCAGGCACCGGGAGGCACCCGGCACCACAACTTTATGCTGTGTGTAGTCCTGGAGGTACCAGTTTGTACCCTTGCTTCCGGCTGGTACCGTCCTTTTTACAAAACAGAGAAGAGCATCACCGGACGACGGGCTCATAACCCAATCCATCCGGGCGGCTGCCACCGCAGGTGTTCTTCTCTGTTTTGTGGAGAAACTAATCGGCCTTGCAGGGTCGATATGATGAGGAGCAGCAAAATGGCTAGCGAACGCAGTACTGATGTGCAGGCATTTATCGGGGAGCTGGACGGCGGCGTATTTGAAACCAAAATCGGCGCAGTTCTCAGTGAAGTCGCTTCCGGTGTGATGAACACGAAAACCAAAGGTAAGGTCTCACTCAACCTGGAAATCGAACCATTTGATGAGAACCGTGTGAAAATCAAACACAAACTCTCATATGTTCGCCCGACTAACCGCGGGAAAATTTCCGAAGAAGACACCACCGAAACGCCGATGTATGTCAATCGCGGTGGTCGCCTGACTATTCTGCAGGAAGACCAGGGACAGTTACTGACTCTTGCCGGTGAACCTGACGGAAAACTCCGCGCAGCAGGTCGTTAATATCGTTTTTAATTAACTGATTATTTATCTCATCACTGAATATCTTTATATAGTGAGGACTTATTATGTCTCAGAACTTAGACGCAACCGCAATTAATCAAATCCATGCCCTTATTTCTGCTCAGGGTGTTAATGAAATTATCAGTAAGATTGGTGCCGATGCTGTGGCATTGCCTGAGAATTTCCGCATTCATGATCTGGAAAAATTTAATTTAAATCGCTTCCGTTTCCGTGGTGCGCTTTCCACTGCCAGCATCGATGACTTTACCCGTTATTCTAAAGATCTTGCAGATGAAGGCACCCGCTGCTTTATCGATGCTGATAATATGCGTGCCGTCAGTGTGCTTAACCTGGGTACTATTGATGAACCAGGTCACGCAGATAACACCGCCACACTCAAACTGAAAAAGACAGCACCGTTCTCTGCTCTGTTGTCTGTTAACGGCGAGCGTAACTCCCAGAAGTCACTGGCAGAATGGATTGAAGACTGGGCCGACTATCTTGTGGGCTTTGATGCTAATGGTGACGCTATTCAGGCAACAAAAGCGGCTGCGGCTGTCCGTAAAATCACGATTGAAGCAAACCAGACCGCTGATTTTGAAGATAATGACTTCAGCGGCAAACGCTCCCTGATGGAGTCTGTCGAAGCGAAGACCAAAGACATTATGCCAGTGGCATTTGAATTTAAATGCGTTCCGTTTGAAGGTCTGAAAGAACGTCCGTTTAAATTACGCCTCAGTATTATCACTGGCGATCGTCCTGTACTGGTTCTACGCATTATTCAGCTGGAGGCGGTGCAGGAAGAAATGGCTAACGAATTTCGTGATCTGCTTGTTGAGAAATTCAAGGACAGCAAAGTAGAAACCTTTATTGGTACTTTCACCGCCTGATTTCATTACTGCAAATGCCCCTGCGGGGGCATTTATGGAAACGTAATTTACTCAATAATCGCCGGATGGTGAGGGATTCTTTTTACCAGAATTCAGCGCGGTGCAGCGCATATACGTGGAGAACAAAATGTCATTTATTAAAACTTTTTCCGGGAAGCATTTTTATTATGACAGGATAAATAAAGACGACATCGATATTAACGATATCGCGGTTTCCCTTTCAAATATCTGTCGCTTTGCCGGTCATCTTTCGCACTTCTACAGCGTCGCCCAACATGCGGTTCTTTGCAGCCAGCTGGTGCCGCAGGAATTTGCTTTTGAAGCGTTAATGCATGATGCAACAGAAGCGTATTGCCAGGACATTCCCGCACCACTGAAACGCCTTCTTCCTGACTATAAACAAATGGAAGAAAAAATAGACGCCGTAATCCGTGAGAAATACGGGTTACCCCCAGTTATGAGTACGCCCGTGAAATATGCCGATCTCATCATGCTGGCAACCGAACGCCGCGATCTCGGGCTTGATGATGGCTCTTTCTGGCCTGTACTGGAAGGTATCCCGGCAACAGAGATGTTCAACGTGATTCCACTGGCTCCGGGCCATGCCTACGGGATGTTTATGGAACGCTTTAACGAGTTATCGGAGTTACGCAAATGCGCATGAATGTTTTCGAAATGGAAGGGTTTCTTCGTGGGAGATGTGTACCGCGAGATCTGAAAGTAAATGAAACAGATGCTGAATACCTAGTGCGTAAATTCGATGCGCTTGAAGCTAAATGTGCAGCACAGGAAAACAAAGTAATACCAGTGTCAACTGAACTGCCACCAGCAAATGAAAGTGTTTTGTTATTCGATGCTAACGGAGAAGGCTGGCTAATTGGCTGGCGTTCTCTCTGGTACACCTGGGGACAAAAAGAAACCGGAGAATGGCAGTGGACATTTCAGGTCGGGGACCTTGAAAACGTCAATATCACTCACTGGGCAGTAATGCCAAAAGCACCGGAGGCTGGAGCATAATGACCACTTTTACCGACAAAGAACTGATTAAAGAAATTAAAGAGCGTATCAGCAGCCTTGACGTGCGAGACGATATTGAGCGCCGTGCTTATGAAATCGCACTCCTATCTCTGGAAGTAGAACCAGATGAACGCGAAGCTTATGAATTATTCATGGAAAAGCGTTTCGGTGACTTAGTAGATCGTCGGAGAGCAAAAAACGGCGATAACGAATACATGGCATGGGATATGACTCTCGGTTGGATCGTCTGGCAGCAACGAGCTGGTATCCATTTTTCAACAATGTCACAGCAAGAGGTGAAATAATGGAGCCATACAGCCTCACACTCGATGAGGCCTGTCATTTTCTCAAGATATCCAGACCGACTGCCATTAACTGGATACGCACAGGGCGTCTTCAGGCAACACGCAAAGATCCCACTAAGAATAAATCTCCTTACCTCACAACACGACAAGCCTGCATTGCGGCTCTTCAGTCTCCGCTGCATACTGTCCAGGTGAGCGCGGGTGATGGCATAACAGAGGAAAGAAAATGTCACTCTTCCGCAGAGGTGAAATATGGTACGCCAGTTTCACATTGCCGAACGGTAAAAGATTTAAACAGTCTCTTGGAACAAAGGACAAAAGGCAGGCGACAGAACTCCATGACAAGCTAAAGGCTGAAGCATGGCGGGTCAGCAAACTTGGTGAAATACCTGATATAACGTTCGAGGAAGCGTGTGTCAGGTGGCTTGAAGAGAAAGCACATAAAAAATCACTGGACGATGACAAAAGCCGGATCGGATTCTGGCTTCAACATTTCGCAGGAATGCAACTAAGAGACATTACTGAATCAAAAATTTATTCAGCAATGCAGAAAATGACGAACCGGCGTCATGAGGAAAACTGGAAACTCAGGGCAGAAGCATGCAGAAAAAAAGGGAAACCTGTTCCAGAATACACGCCAAAACCAGCGTCCGTTGCAACGAAGGCTACGCATCTTTCATTTATAAAGGCCCTACTAAGAGCCGCAGAGCGTGAATGGAAAATGCTGGATAAGGCACCAATTATTAAAGTGCCCCAACCAAAGAATAAACGGATCCGCTGGCTGGAGCCCCATGAAGCACAAAGGCTGATTGATGAATGTCCGGAGCCATTAAAGTCTGTTGTTGAATTTGCACTGGCAACAGGCCTAAGACGCTCGAACATCATCAACCTTGAATGGCAACAAATAGATATGCAGCGCCGGGTGGCATGGATAAACCCGGAAGAGAGTAAATCAAATCGCGCAATTGGCGTTGCGCTGAATGATACTGCATGTCGCGTATTGAAAAAACAAATCGGGAATCATCACCGTTGGGTATTTGTGTACAAGGAAAGCTGTACCAAACCAGACGGAACGAAAGCGCCAACAGTCAGGAAGATGCGGTATGACGCAAACACAGCCTGGAAAGCGGCGCTGAGACGGGCTGGTATTGATGATTTCAGATTTCACGACTTGAGACACACCTGGGCAAGTTGGCTGGTTCAAGCCGGAGTCCCGTTGTCAGTGTTACAGGAAATGGGAGGCTGGGAGTCTATCGAAATGGTTCGTCGATATGCTCACCTTGCACCTAATCACCTTACCGAACACGCACGGCAAATAGACTCGATCCTGAACCCATCGGTCCCAAATTTGTCCCAGTCAAAAAATAAGGAAGGTACTAATGATGTGTAACTTATTGATTTAAATGGTGCCGATAATAGGAGTCGAACCTACGACCTTCGCATTACGAATGCGCTGCTCTACCAACTGAGCTATATCGGCCCTGAAAGGACATGTTCACGAACGTGAATCACGGTGGACAAGGTTAAAACTAACCGGGCGATGCGTCAATGGCCTTGTGAATCAAATGGCTACTTTTGCATCACCCGGTTTTATTTACGCACGAATGGTGTAATCACCAATGCCGATCCACTTGTAAGTGGTCAGTGCTTCCAGCCCCATTGGGCCACGCGCGTGGAGTTTTTGTGTGCTTACCGCCACTTCCGCGCCCAGTCCAAACTGGCCGCCGTCGGTAAAACGCGTAGAGGCGTTAACGTAAACAGCGGACGAATCCACTTCGTTAACAAAACGCTGGGCGTTGCGCATATCGCGGGTCAGGATCGCATCGGAGTGTTGCGTGCCGTGTTCACGAATATGGGCGATGGCATCGTCAAGATCGCTGACGATTTTGACGTTCAAATCTAATGACAGAAACTCATCGTCATACTCTTCGGCTTTAACCGCCACCACCTTCGCAGGGCCTGTCTGCAACTGCGCCAGCGCAGCTGCATCTGCGTGTAACGTCACGCCGCTTTCCGCCATTTGTTTGCTTAATGCGGGCAGGAAGCTATCGGCGATGTTTTTATTCACCAGCAACGTTTCTACCGTATTACATGTGCTCGGACGCTGGGTTTTCGCGTTGACGATTACTTTCAGGGCTTCAGCGATCTCTGCACTTTCATCAACGTAAATATGGCATACGCCTATACCACCAGTGATCACCGGGATCGTCGACTGTTCACGGCACAGTTTATGCAAACCAGCGCCACCACGCGGGATCAGCATGTCGATGTATTTATCCATACGCAGCATTTCACTGACCAGCGCACGGTCAGGATTATCAATCGCCTGCACGGCACCCGCCGGTAAGCCACAGGATTTCAGGGCGTCCTGAATCACCGCCACCGTTGCAGCGTTAGTGCGACACGTTTCTTTGCCGCCGCGCAGGATCACTGCGTTACCTGTTTTCAGGCACAGCGAAGCGACATCAACCGTCACGTTCGGGCGCGCTTCATAAATCACGCCAATAACCCCCAGCGGTACGCGACGACGCTCAAGACGCAGGCCGCTGTCCAGTACGCCGCCATCGATTACCTGCCCCACCGGATCGGCGAGGTTGCACACCTGGCGCACATCATCGGCAATGCCTTTCAGCCGTGCGGGCGTCAGTGCCAGACGGTCAAGCATCGCTTCGCTAAGGCCATTGGCTCGCGCGTCAGCAACATCCTGGGCGTTAGCGTTGAGGATGATTTCGCTTTGTGCTTCCAGTTCATCGGCGATTTTTTCCAGCACACGATTTTTTTCGCGGCTGGAGAGTTGCGCTAATTTATACGAGGCTTGCTTCGCGGCAATGCCCATTTGTTCCAGCAT